TCCGGCAGTGGGGTATTTTTCCGCCCCGACGACGCTTGGGGCGTCGTCGGTGTTTCCGATTACTGCATTGCGACATTATCTCCGCAACCGGATTGTAACTTGCTTATAGACACATGCGTCTATATACTAGAGGGTAGGAGCAAGTCATGAGTGACGAATGGACAAAACAGAATAAGGTTCGCGCTTTACTGGAAAACGCTATCAACCATGACGAAAATGTCTACATGATGTTTCTTGCAAATTGCAGAACGTTGAAGACACAACGACTGTATAAGACACGACAGATATCTCATATTAGTGGAGAGTTTGCCATTAGGCATAATGGCAGAATGTTCATTCTTGATATTTCTCCTGCATCATGTCTCTACGAGTTTAGTCCACAAACAACAGGGAGACTGTTGCCCGACAGTGATGCGCCAATTGACGCGGAGTTCAATCCAGACCGCGAACCACTGTTTCTGCCAACGCTTCAGAAATTGTTATTGCCACCGAAGGAGCAATTGTCATGACCGAGAAGAAACAACGCTACAGCATTCTTACAGGCGGACTGGGGCTATTCTATCGCAATATCACATCACGGCATAACGTCATTGTTGATGATAGTGAAGCAGGCATTGAAATGGTTCTTGAAAATCATGAAGCAGTGCAGTTTATCACCGAATACGAAAGTCTTTGCGAGATTGCTTCTGATGACCCTGAAATTGCCAATACGCAATTGGTGACCTTCATGGACGGATGGTTCAAGACCGCCAAGGAAAAAGACGAAGAGCGCAAACGTCTTCGCGATCAGGAAACCGCAGACGCCATGAAGATGTATGAGTACATCGCAAATAGGCAACGGTAAATTGGTCGGGGTCGGGAAACCGGCCCCGACGACGCGCAAGCGTCGTCGGTGTGGGAGATTATTGCATTATGCGATTATCGTTGCAACCGAAATGAAACCAGAAAGTCCTTGCATGCAGACGGTGCAGGCTATATGCTTATAGCAGATCGGATGGTGAAGCCACCCGACAGGAAAGGGAAACTCGGATGGCAACTCCGAAAAAGGCGGCTCCAGAAGTTACCGTGTGGACGCGAACCCAGAACCACACGAACGGTTCGCTCAACTGGAATTACTCCGATGGGGATTATATGGGCATCATCACCATCGCTCCAGAACTCAAGCCAGAGCAAACGGGTGCGTCCTATTCGCGACAGGACGGCTCCTACGTAATTCTCTACCGTAATTCCATTGTCACCGTGTGCCAGTACGCGCCGATCTACAATCCGAGCGAGTGCATCAACACTATCGAGACCATTATCAACAGTCATCGGGACGGAAAGATCGTTACACACTCCGGCGACATTTTCGCTCCAATTAGCGAAGCGTAAACGCAACGTCGTTACAGGATCGACGCTAAATATCTTGGTCGTTCTGGAGTTGGCAGAACTCCAGTGAAAACTGCCAACCACACAGGCAATCGACTGTCGCCTGTGCTGCCCATATCGGACTTGGGATTGTAAACCATGTGCATGAGACACGATACTAGTTCGTGGTGCATGGTATCCAACGATACATAAATAACAGTGTGGCCGCTGAGAGGCATCTCACACGCTGTTTACCCTAACGGGAAAGTATTGAAAAACAAGCGAGATAGCAAGCAACGCGGCGGACATCCGCGAGGATGGTTGATGCCCGGATCTTCTTTATTGAGAGAAGATCACGCTTGACAGCACAGGCGACAGGGGATTGCTTGTATCACAAAAGGAAAAATGCATGAAATACTTGATTGCGTTTTTAGCATACATGGCAATTTCTTCCCTAATAGGATTGGGTGCCGTAATGGCTGGCGTTTCATTAGCGCAATGAAAAAAGGGGCCGGGAGACCGGCCCCGACGACGCATGCGCGTCGTCGGTGGTCTCGATTATTCCGTTACGAACATAACGGTGCAACCGAATTGAAACCGCCAACATCTTGCAAGCCAACGGTAACGGATATATACTAGTAGCAACACGAAGGAGGGCAAAGATCATGGACTTTCATCGCTTTGACGAAGACGCTGCGTATCGGTCAACATTCAAGGGCGTCGTGGTCAAGGACAACAGGCCCTACATGGATGGGCCTGTTGGATTGATACCAGTAACAATTCGCGCGGTTGAGAGATACCGTCGCGAATATGACGATGCGTACGGGCAAGGGTATCATCATCTTGATCTGGTGCTGCAAAATATCACCGAGACGGCATATTGGGATGCTGTCAAATTGATCAAGGCATTCAAGGCAGATGGGTACGGAGACCTTATTCCAACGGAAGGAAATAACGATGTACTTTAGGGTAACGATTGACTTTGCCAACGCTCCACAGAGCCATGCTTTTTTTCAGCAATGTGATTTGCGTTCTATTGAACGTGAGTTTCTGGAACTCTGGAAGGACACCAAAGTTCCCGCCGATGCTCCGGCATTTGAATTGCCGTGGTATTCTCCTTATTTTTCATGGAAAATATCGCCCGACTGGGTTCACTATGCTGACCCAAGGGTTCACATGCAGTTCATCAAACGCATCTCTCCTTTGCTGGATGGAAAACTTGGAATGGGCAAGCCGGTCGTGATCGAAGTTGCCGAAAACATTCATCTGGATTTTTGCATGAAGATTGAGGACATGCTTGCTGAAAAAATCCGCGAGCAACAGGCCAATGCGGAATTGCTTCCAAATCCTCCTGAAGAAATCTTTCTTGTGGTGTAAATGATCGGGGCCGGGAAACCGGCCCCGACGACGCATACGCGTCGTCGGTGATCTCGATTATTCCGTTGCCAACATAACGGTGCAACCGGATTGCAACCGTCAACCCGTGACAATAGACGCATGCGTCTGTATACTTATGACAGGACACGAAAGGGGCGGAAATGACGGCAACCTACAAGGTAGTTATCAACATCCAGTTCGGGGGATTTCACTTGTCGGATCAAGCAAAGGCGTGGTTTTTTGCTAGCGGCCTTGATCCGAAGGCGTTTCTGATCCAACGTGGCTTTACTGTCAAGCCAGACGAGACGACAGAACAGTTGATGGATCGCGTCATATGGGATTTCAGTTATTCTGAAAGCCGGACAAATCCGCTGCTGATTGCTTGCGTCGAAGCACTCGGAGAAAATGCTGGAATGAAAGGAATATCAACACTGTACATTCATGAATGGGATCGCGCTTTGGGGAGAGAATACATCATATCGGAATATGATGGTTCCGAAAGTGTTGGTCATCCTTGGACATCGTTCTACAATACTGTACCTTTCGAAGATCAACCATAAGGACGAATGGCGATGTGGATTGATATTTTGCTCTTCGCGCTTTTTCTGGCATCCCTGTTTGTGCTTGGTAAATTGTGCATCTGGGAAACCAAAGAAGCAGACCGTTGGCGTCAGATGTACTACGAAGCACGCAAGACCATTGCTGAATACCAGTACAAGGAAATGTCCCGCTGAGATAGGTTGGGGCCGGGAAACCGGCCCCGACGACGCGTTCGCGTCGTCGGGGGTCGAGATTACTCCGCTGTCATCATATCGTTGCAACCGGACTGCAACCCTGCGTACATGCATGTAGACGGCTATGTCTGTATAATTATGTCAGGAGGCGAACCGAAATGCCCAATTGGTGCAACAACAATGTTGAATTATCCCATGCAGACAAAAGCGAACTGGAGAAAGCAAGGGCCGCTTACCTTGACGGCAGTCTGCTTGAGTATTGGCATCCTGTTCCCAAGGAACTCATGGAGAAGTCAACGTCGTTCAGGTCAGTCGATGAATACACCGAAGAAGACAAGTCTCATATCGAGAAGTACGGTGCAGTCGATGGATACACTTGGCGTATCAACAACTGGGGCACCAAGTGGGATATCAATCCCGATTTTGCTTACGACGCAGACCAGTCCGGTCTTGCTCCAATACACCACGACGGCGAAATGTATACTGTCAACATTTCGTTTGATACTGCTTGGGCACCCCCCATTCCTGCCTACGAACATGCAGTGAAAAACGGATACGAGATTATCGCTTATTACATTGAATGGGGAATGATGTTCTGCGGCAAATGGAAAAACGACCACGATGCACATTATCAGATTGAAGACATATCTGATATTCCTGAAGATATTATCAATGAGTTTGACATTATCAACTCAGCCAAAGAGTTCGGGAAAATGCTTGAAGAAAACACGGAAGAAGAAAAATGAAACGAAAACAAGTAGCAACTACAAGAAGCGACTTTGAAAAAATACTTCGTGATGGCATTGAGGGAGACGCGGACAAGGTTGAAGCAGTCATCGAAGAACTCGTTAGCGAGACGATGCGGTACGAAACTGCTGACATGGAGGCTCTCATTGACGAGGGCCAGACCCGCGTAATCCATTATATGGGTGTCGAAGATTGGCGGTAACGCGCCGGGGTTGGGAAACCAGCCCCGACGACGCATGCGCGTCGTCGGTGGTATCGATTATTCCGTTGTTGCCATATTCCTGCAACCGAATTGATACCTCGGGACGTTGATAATAGCCTGCATCGTTGGTATTATTAGTGCAGGAGGAAACCGTAATGGTTGCCAAGCACGAAACGTTTGTTCGTCGTCATGGAAACATCATTGTTCCAGAAACGACAACAAAATTGCTCACAACGCCGTCCAAGATGCCCGGACAGTCGTTTAGTATTCCCGCTCTAGGCGTAAAGGATGACCGTCTGGGCGGATCGTTTGTTACTTGTCCGAGTGCCGTCACTCATGTCAACGCAGTCGACGACGAAACACGTTCCATGTTTGATCAGATTATTGATTTGCTTGTATTTATTTGCGCCGGTTGCTATGCCAGAAGCGGACGGTACAACACTGACGTTGTCAAAAACGCACAATTGGAACGTTTGGTTTGGACAGAAATAATGTTGCGCGATAATGTTGACGCATGGGTCAACTACATGGTTGGTGCAATTATTCTGTCTACCAAAAAAATCAAGTATTTCCGCATCCATGATAGCGGAGATATGTACAGTCCAGAATATGCCAACGCTTGGTTACGTGTCATCCGTCGTGTGTATGCCATTGATCCATCCGTTCGCTTCTGGATACCAACAAGAGGATGGTACATAAACAAAAAGTGGACTATGGAGAAAAAGGAACGGGCGACCGTCATTCTGAACATCATGAAAGAAATGAACGCAGTAGGAAATACCACCGTGCGACCCAGTGCATTACCAGCCAACATTCCCGCTCCGACTGTAAATGGATTGAGTGCAGGAACCGGAGTGTCCACCCGTGGCGAATACACTTGTCCATCATCACTTCAAAATAACGAATGTGGTGAATGCAGGACATGTTGGGATAACCCTGATGTACCAGTTATGTACAAGGGTCATGCCAAGATCAAGTCCGAGCGGAAAATGATCAGGCAACTCACAGTTATTCAATAACGCAATAACCGGACGGGGAATCCCGTCCGGTTATCCTGTTGCGTCAATAAATAATCAGCAGCCCCGACGACGCATGCGCGTCGTCGGTGGTCGCAATTACTCCATTGTCAACATATTCTTGCAACCTCACTGCAACCCTACGTACATGCATGTAGACGGCTATGTCTGTATAATAAAGAGAAAAGGATGCAGAATGAGTGACACACGGATCAAAGAGGGACGAGAAATCGTCCGTGGCTTGCTGGTAGACGGAGTGGATCAGTGGGGTTCATCATCCACCCATGATGGTGATGACTGGCAACGCATTGACATCCTACAGGCAGAGCAGGATTTTGCAAACTGCATCATCGAACGCCTGACGGATGATGCCGGGGCAACCACCGAACTCATTGTCACGGTGCTTGTCCGGGCAGCATGCGCCGCGTTTGCGTCGTTGACCGTCAACTGGAACGAGGAAATGCTTGCGGATGTTCCGGCGATTGTATCGGGACTGGCAAGAGCCGAAGCATGGCTTCGAGAAGGAGAAGACTAATGAAGGTTGAGGAAGCCATCGATTTGCTAACGAACCTTGTCGAGCAGATCGAAGAAGACGTTTCATCAGATGCCATGTCTAGGCATCTGAAGGACGCAATCTTGGATGCGAAGCGTTACCTCGGTGTTGAGGTCGCCGACGATGACGACGAAGAGGATAACGATAACATGGAACTGAACAATGACTGATGGAGAAATTGGCATTACGCTTCCTGCAAAAGACATTGCTGCGGAAATGCACGATTGGGCAAAAAAGAACAAGTTTGTCACACTTATCTGGACGCCAGAAGATGTGCAACAAATACTTGCAACATCATTGAGCAATGATTCAACAGTAACTACTGAACAAGCACAGGTAATTCTTCTTGCGGCCGAAGAAGATATTCAAGAATTTCTTTGGATTAGCGCAAGACGATACTTTGAATTAGCACGAAAGGAATTGTCCAATGACTGACGAACAAGCACTTGAAGAATAATGATCGCGGAGAACAAAAAAGGGGGCCGGGAAACCGGCCCCGACGACGCATGCGCGTCGTCGGTGGTCACGATTATTCCGTTGCGCATATAGCGATGCAACCAAACTGAGACCTCATTTGCTAGCGTCTGAACGCATCCGTCTGTATACTTATGACAGGACATCAACGCGGAGGACTGACAATGAACAACTTTTCAACGCTCATGGATCACTTGTATGAGTTGTCACTTGATGGCTCATGGCCCACAACCGGAGACGTGCAGTATGGTGACGGACACGCCACCTTGTTGATAGAGCCAGTTGATTGGCCGGAGTGGAAGGGTTTGTCGTTCATCCTCGCTGTGGACAACTACGGGTTCAAGGACGTGCAAGCTTTTCCCAACGCCGAACTTGCACAGGCAGCGTTTGACAACTGGATTACGGACGACGAGGCAGAGGACGAAACAGATGAGTAACGATGAATTAGCGCATGCCGTACTGGAACTTACCAAGGCAATCGACAAGATTTCCCAACAACTCAATATGATCGAGGACGCGATTGTCAATGATGATCGCATTGAGAACATTGAGCATCGCTTGACGGAAATCAAAGAAATCGTCGATGGTACCGAAGGTAAGATTTTCGACTTGTGGGTAAAGCATGCCGATGTGGGCATTTCGTTCAACAAGGAAGGATGACATGGACAAAGTACTGTTCCAAAAAGAACTTGTCTGGGACACGGACAGCATTGATGATTTCGTTCATAAATACGAACTCGATATTCCTCCAGCGATGGTTGCAGCGATCATGCACGAGATAGAAGAGTACGGAGGATATGACGACATCGTAGACGTTGCCTATTCTGACTTCGAAAAATACACTGCAATTGTCTGTCAGAAATGGATCAATCGACAAAAAGCGCAATGACAAAAGGGGCCGGGAGACCGGCCCCGACGACGCATGCGCGTCGTCGGTGGTCACGATTATTCCGTTGCGCACATAACGGTGCAACCGGATTGCAACCACTGGCAACTGGCGTTCTGTCTCTGCCGTTGGTATTATTCATGTGTGGTCAGGATGTGACCAGAAACAACAAGGAGGGGCAAAATGCTCTCTACGCTTACCGGAAGTCTTAGCAGCATCCGCGCAAAGGTATCATCGTTTGTCGGCATCACCGATTTGACGAAAACCTTTACCAAGTACGAAACGTCAATCGTTGCTGCTAACGAAAAAATCGAGAACCTTGGACGCAATGTTTCGGTTGTCAAGGATCGCTTGTTTCAGGTTGATGTCACCTTGCACGACTTCATTCAAAATGCTCCCGCGCTGGCAGAGATTGACACGACCGTACAAAAGATCGTTGACAACTTGTATGAACGAGACCTTGTTGACCTGAGTGCAATCAGGCGAACCGTTGCAGCCAGTGTCGAATCCACATTGAACGATTTCTCATTTCGAGATGTTCTCGAAGACAGCTCTGTCAGTTGCAGCTTTGCTGACGATTACGGTCACTCCCTTGATGCCATGAGTACCGAAGTTGACAACACCAGCACGGCCATTGCCGAGATGAGCAGCACCGTCAACGCACACACGGAAACACTTGAGCGCATTGAAATGTCGCTACGGGAAATTCGCGGCATTCTCAACGACTTGCACAGGGCAAGCGGCGTCACTCCAGAGAAGCAACAGCAGATGATCGACGTGATGTTGCCAAGGACATGGGTCAAGACCGAAGACAACTGGAAGGTTGTTCAGTAAGACACAGGGTTGGCAGACCCCTCCAAAACTGCCAATCAAAATGGAAAGCGCATTATGTGGAATAACGATCCAAAAAAATACGAGAGAATAGCAGACACGCTATATCATCGTATTGAGAACAAGAAGCACGCGATCTATCGCTCCAAGTTCACTCCGTCAAAGTTTATTGATGGCCCCGGAGTTGGCGCATATCACATTCAGAAAGCACAGTCAATGCCCAAGGTATTTCATCGTGACAGAAAAAACGACGAAATGGTGCAAGTCTGGGTTACGATCAGTATTCACCCTGACAATGACCGCACAATGAACGCAATGAAGAATGCATTGCTTGAGCTTGAATCAATCAAGTCGGATTTAGAAAGCTCCGAGAATCGCAATGAACAGTAACTCAGATACCACATTCCACAGATTTTTGACGCTTGCCTCAAAGACGAGGGAAGAAATGCGCAGCATGCTTATGGAAACCGATCCTTCCAATCCGAAAGATACCTATAAGCGCATCGGACTTACTGCGGCTCTCGCTCGTCACGACATGTTTTGCAAGATTGTTGAAGAAGCCAATGTTGATGATGGCATCGAAGAATTGCAAGAGTCGGCAGACAAGATGTCCGATACAATGATCCGACTTCGTGATGATGCAATGTGCGCCAAGACCATCGCCGAAGGACATCTTCTTGCTCACATGCAAATGGAAAAGATCTTTCAGGAATTATTCATGCATATCATTTCCGATATGCAGGATGATGATGCTGATCTTGTGCCGTTTGTGTTGAATTAAAACCACAGCTCCAATAGTTCGAGAAGTGTCGCCCCTACGACACTTTCTCTCGAAAGTGTCGTAGGTGGGAGAGAGTGACTGCAACCGGATTGCAACTTGTTGTCAATCGCTGCCGTCTGTATACTTAAGGCAGAAAGGATCTGGACTCATGTCCGACGTATCAACAGAGAAGGATGCCAACGAGGCAAGTGACAGAATCTTCAGGATTGCAGAGAAAAACGATCTTGTTGCAATTGTCTGGTCGGCAGAAGATGTGCATAAAAGCATAGCGGTCTTAGGGTACAAGCCAATTACTCACGAGGCTGCAATCAGCATTCTCATGGAATGCGCCGAACTGTTGCAAGAGATATGCGGAGATCAGGGGCAGGATGTCTTGGAAAATCAGATAGAATACCTTGACCGCTTTGGTTTGTCAAAAATGGAGAAAAAATCACAGTGATATTCAAGGTAACAGAGATTTACTGGGACACTGAGACTGATGATGGTGACGCGCCAGAATGTTGTTCGTGTCATCATTTTAGTGACTTGCCAAAGACATTGTTGGTAAAACTCGATGACAACTATGATTCGATTCCTCCATTGGACACCGTGCTTAGTAATGAGCGCATGTACGAAGAAATTATTGAAGACGTTGTTGATCAACTCAGCGACGCGCACGGATGGTGCGTGAATACTTGCAGAATCATGAGGATAGAATAATGGAAGAACTAGATCTTAACCAACAAAACAGCAACGTTGCCATTCTCTGCGAGAAATATCTGCAACAAGATTACGATGCAACGGTGTTGCTCAATCAGATTGTCAATCTTATCGCTGATTTTTCATTGATTAATGAACGTTCTGCTGATGACGATGAGTTTGATTACATAGCGGGAATGGAAGAACTCGTCTTGTCATCAAAAATGATGACTCATGAAATGCAAAAACACAACTTGCTGCTCATGGGAAACTACGGCGAACATGTCGCAAACAAGCAAGATAAGCATTCCGATTGAGAAGAAAATGTTTGACTTGGAAGCCCTCAAGAAACAATTGTCCGAGATGTCACACGATGAAGTGGTGGACATTATTCAGGTATTGTATTTGTATCACAAGATTCCAGCGGTAATGGTATTCCACACTTGGGATGACTTGGTTTCATCTGCCTCTGTTCCTGACGAATATGAAAATTATCCGTTTTCATATGATGACAAGCGTGAAATATGCAACGCAGCCGAAGAAGCGTTGTCTGACTACGTTACCCCTCAGATAGTAGAACAACTCAATGTTGAAATTGAGACATTCTTTCTTCGCAAGAAAACTGAGGAACAACATTTCGGGGCCGAGTCCCCATAGAAATCTGTCACAGGTGCTTCCCCCACCAATCATGCTGCCGCCTTGTGGCATGTAGTGACAGGCTAGCATCATGAACGCAAGCGAAGCCTTCCTGTCATGATAACGATGGCAGGAACTGCCTACCTTGTCACATCTCTGCACCTGTAGTGATTGATGTGCATGATGCGATTTTCCCGCCGCCCTCCGGGTAACCCCCTTACCCGGAGGGTTTCTTTACAAAGATCGCACCTACGACATTAACGACCTTCGGCTCCCGAGTCGTTAATGTCGTAGGTGCCGTTCCTCTATTCAATCATTTATGCAATTCCGTCATTGACAACTGAGCTGGAGCTGGTATACTAGAACATCGGTTCGAACGGAAGCGTCCGGACTAGAAAGCCTGTTCGAGGAATTTGTGGTTAGCTGAATTGCATACCACAAACCTTCATGGGCAAATTGCACATTGACAACTTCATAAAGAAAGTGCATATCAACTAGGATGTGCCAACTACATGTGCCAACCAGATATATCAACGGAATGTGCCAACCGAGAGTATCAACTCAACGTGGTGATCCGGTGTATCAACGGAACATGCGGGCAAGGTGAAATGGTCATCGTGTCATTTCCGGAGCTGCAGTCAACGCGCAAAAGAGCGCAATGGAAAAGCATGCAGGCAAAGAAAATGACAATTGGAAAAAAGTGCTGACTGCCAACGGATTGCAAATCCGAACGGAGTCAACATGAATGGTCCTACGGCTTGACAGGTTCGCCGGGATCGTCTACCATTACCTTGCAGAAGGATGGTTGCCAACACGGGCAGCTGTCACAACAAGAAAGGAAGCACGAACGTGCCAATGTTTGAGAAGGCGAAGATCTCCAATAGCTCGGAAGATCTCACGTCATACATGAAGTTTCTGGAGCCACTGGTGTACGGGCAGCGGGTTGAGCAGACGATTGAGAGCGGCGAGACGACACGCAAGGTGATGCGCAGTCTGAACCGTGCAGCGGACAGGCTGAGCAAGAGACTGGTCCGGATTCCTTCCGATTCGACCAAGGTGGTATTCCGGATCGGACGCACGGAGCGCCGGAAGCTCAACATTCCTGCCGAGGAGATTGCCCGTCGAGTGGCCAAGGCAAAGGCAACCGTGGCGGCGAAGGCCAAGGCGGAGTAGCCGCAAGACGGCCCGGACGTGTCAACGATCCGGGCTGTCAACGGTACGGCTTGGGTCAACCGGAGTCGTGTCAACAGCCGCGTCGAATTGTCAACTCCCTTTATCATTGATTCATTGGGAGGTGTCAACGAATGAAGCTGCATGATGATCCGTCAATCGTCGAGGTGATTGCGTCAACGATTGCCATTCTGACCATTGTGGCAACGATTTACGCGGCGGTGTGGAATGGAAGCGAGCAGGCGCAAGTAGCGCTGGTGGGGTTGACGGGTGCGGTGTCTTCTTACTTCCTTACACCAAAATCCTATGGCAACGAGACGAAGGCTCAGCGGGAAGGAAAGTCCGGACCCACTCCGGCTCCGGACAGTCCGCCCAAGGCGTAGGTAGCAGGCACATGCCGGAATGATGAAATGGCAGACATACCTGACTTAAAATCAGGAGGCGGCTAATCCGCCGTGTGGGTTCGACTCCCACTTCCGGCACTTGGAGGCATGATGTCAACAGATGAAGGACGACTGATTGCACTGGATGCAATTCCCTCGCAGGGAACAGTGTTCACGAAAAAGATGGGACCGGCAGAACAGTTGCTTGCCTGTGCGGATTACATCACCAATGACGAGTTGTTCGAAAGGGTGGTGAATCATATTGATTTCTATATCTTCCTTGCCTTGCGAGGAAAGGAGATCACTGCCGAGACGGCGATGACAACAGAGAACAAGATGACGGCCTATGCGATGATCGCGTGGGAATTCGAGACCGAGACTCGGGCAATGCCGAAAGTCATCCAGAGTATCAACGAACACTGTCCTCCCAATTACCGCTTTGGAATTCGCGAGGAAGGATCCGGTGACTACGGATTCTGGGTAACCGTTCCAAAGACATTCAGTTTCTGATACTGTCAACGAATGATTGTCAACAGAAACATTTCCGATGGAGCAGGACAATGGGTCAACGAAGATTTGTCAACAAACCGGAGAGCGAGGTAATCACGACGTATGAACCCGAGATCGGCAGCATCTGGGAAACCAGAACCAAAAGCCACAAAGGGCACATCCGCAAAATCGTCGGCGTCAACAAAAACGGAACCAGCCTCAGGGTCCGCAGCCTATCGAAGCTGGTCCATCAACATAGAGAAAAAATCTACTCCATTGACAAGGAAGTCTTCCTCAGAGAACATCGATTTCTCAAAGTGGACTGAGTCAACGGATCATTACCAGCATGTCCGGCCTGAGCTCGGAAAGGTTCTGCTGTCTACGCAGCCAAGGCCATCACGGCTCATCTCCGCACTCATTCCCGTCACTACCTACAAGCGCCTGCAGGCACGCAGCACGCTCGTCAACGAACTGGCTGTTGAAGTGTTGCGACTTGCGCTGCGCAAGCCTGTCAACGATTCGGTAGCGCCACCGGATCGCGATTCCGTCTGCACCATCATGATTCGTGTCAACGCAGAGGAACATGAGAAACTGGTGGAAATTGCTGACCGTCATTTCGGTGGCAACATCGGAATGACCACACGGTATCTTTTTTCTACTGGCCCGAAAAAGCCAGCACCCATTCGTTCCGATCCACTTCCTGCCACACGGGAGGGAGACATCGTCGAACCAGTTTCCGAGTTCGTTGTCAACGATCCGGACTGGCCATCTGCCGACGACATTCTCCGTGCCCGCACAGACCTGAATCTCAGTCAGACCAAACTGGCAAAGAAAACAGGAATGAGTCGACGCACGCTACGATGCCATGAGGGAGGCATCCGCAGTCTCCAGAGAGTGCGGATGCTCATCATGCGAACCTGCATGGCAATGGGCTACAAACCCGAGCTACCCCCGACGACGAGTTGACACGTAGAGACGAAACCGTTACAATTCATTCATCGCGGAATTCAGGAAGTCCCGTGATGTTTGCAAAAGAAGAATGCGGACAAGATCTGGTGGTGACCATGTGGGCGGCTTGATGACCTTGCCGTCCTCACGGTAGATTGGCCGTCCGGTTTCGGGATCAAGCTTCGACATGTTGGAACGGTGCACTTCCGCAAGGAATGGTTCGATGTCTACACCAAGTGCGACTGCCGCACCATACGTGACATACAGAATGTCACACAGTGCGTCAACGACTTCGACCCAGTCCTCTGCGTTAATCGCCGCAACCAACTCTTTCACTTCCTCAATGATCAGGTTTGCCCGCAATGACTTGGGAAACCTGTCCGGCGAAAAGGACTCCGGTGTTTCCTGTCCGAAGACCTGCATGAACTCCCGTACCATCGCCTGATGCTTTTCCACTCAACAACCTCCAAGGAGAATAAGATGCGTACCTCTGACACCATATCCAAGCCCACACGCACGCCAGAAGAAATGAAGGACCGCGTCCAACTCGTCGAAGGAGAGAACATGGAAGACATGCTCTCCCTGTATGACGCAATGGACCGGTATGGAGTAAGCCGTACCGCACTGCGTGACGCCGTCCTGACCAAGAAGCTCTCCGGCCTGTGGATCGGCGGCATCAACAAGAAGTCCCTCTACATGCGACGCGAGGATATCATCGAGTATATCATGCTTCCCCAGAGTAGCACCCGCGGCCGCCGTCCCGTGCCGTGGCGCATGCAGGACAAGAAAGAAACACAGGAGGAATAGGAATGTCAACGGATTTCACCATGTTGACTGCTGACCGCTTCGAGCCGGAAGGCGATGATGACGAAAGTCTCAATCGCCAGTGGAAATCCTATTGTCGCAAATGGCCGTCGTTTCATCTCATCGAAACAACCCTGCGATACGCCACCACGCTGTCAACGCGGCAGGGAATCGAATACTGCGCATCCCAATGGTACTTCGGCATGGAAAAGCCTCCGCTGGATGATGCCTCCATTCGCCTCATGGGTCTCCGTCGCGCCATCTCCATGGCCATCCATCACATCGACGGCCTCACCGAACAACAACAATCCTCGCTCATGCGCACCATGGCCTATATCGTCCATCGCAAACTTCCCACCTGCAGCAAACTTACCTGCGCTTCGGGTGTCTGTGATCCACAATTCATGATTGAATAATTAAAAGAATTCATCATATTAGACATAAATGCCCCGGAGCGTCACGTTTTCCCGGCAAAACGCGACGTTTCGGGGCATTTATGTTTTCTTTTTATATCAACATTATGTTTTTATTTAATTCCAACGTACATCGGTACGCAGAATCTCACCCGACTTGACATCGGATGACTGCACAATCTCCCGTAACTTCCGCGATGCCTCTGCCTGAAACCGCAACGCATCATCCCCAATTCCCGTTACGTGGAATATCAACGCAATGTCGTTTGTCCTCATTCCCGGATCAGACGACATCTCCGGCTCCAATGACACCGAACGCAACTTCAAGTCATACTGCCCCAGTACTCCGTGTGCCCATGACGCCACTTCACGCACAATCGACTCTGCATCATTATCCATCATCGCCCGCACCACATCAATATGCTCGGTCTTGCACGAAATCTCATGCGACTTCTCATCATCCTTGTCTACTGCCTCAAATACCAACTCCTTCATGATACTCTTGTTTGCTTCAATCAACCCCTGTATCAACATCATGTTCTGCTGTCCCATCATCTGTAACGCAGAAACCTCTGTTCCCTCACCACGTCCCTTCTTCAGGGATAACGTCATTCCTTCGAAAAATGCCTGATACGTCTTTCCCAGCACTATTCCCACAAATGCCACCACTGTGAGCCAAATACGCATTATGCATTCCTCCTATACTTCATTATACGAAATTTTTCCCGTACGCGCACGGGAGAACGGGAGGGGTTTGACCCGTAACACAAAGAACACCCCGCAGCATTGGGGAAGATCGCAACACAAAGAACACCCCGTAACAATAATAAATCCGGAAAGATGTATCGGGATATTGAGAAGAATCAAACCTTGACAATCTGGCTGGCGCGATGATACGATGATGAAGTGGAGTCCAAGCCACTGCTTCATGATAACGATGAAGTGGAAATGCGGGAATCCGATTGTCAAGACCCCTCATCCGCCTGTTGTGGATGGGGGGTTTTGATATTGAAAGGAACAAGGAAATGCATCATGGAACAATTGTGGAGATGGACATGGACAGGCAATTCGGAAGAGTGCTTGGAGATGACGGCATGACGGTGCCATTCTTCTCGGAATCGGTTGTCAGCGGAGGATTCGAGCGGCTCTACATGAACCAGCGCGTGTCCTACGAAAAGGAACTGATCTTTCCAATGCAGAAATCTGCACGCAACATGAAGGCGACGCGGATTCGTCCGCTATAGCACCTTTCGTCCGTGCTGTTCATGAAAGCGTGCGATGGCATGCATCATGGACAGCACGACAGAGCGGATGGTTGGCCCGTAGGTTGAGGGCAATCCGTCAGATGCGCACATCCAGCCGTGTTCCGAGGGACGGATGGTCATGCGTCTTGCAGCCCATCCTGTCGTGATCAAGTGATCTCCGTGATACCGTAACTGGATGCGGTGGAGTTTTCCGTTTCGTGGTATCTCTATAGTGGTTTTCATTGGTTTTGGTGAGAGGGAGCAACATTCTAGGTTTCTTTTTTTGCCGCCGAAGCGAAGAGGAGCGAGGAAAGCGCATTTCCCTTCAGGTGTTCTTCCAGCCAGATCTTGTACAACGGATACAGGTTCTCCCGTACCTCGATTCTCTTGCTGAACACCTGCTCTGCCTCTTTCCACTCCTTGCACAACTGTTCCAGATCGGCACGATTCTGCTTGAAGTTCTCAGGGACTGGAACCACATCGATGGTCTCATCGGGATGAGTGATGACACGGCGATTCAGGTACGGAGACAAGACGATTCCCGTAACATCCATCGCATACCGGTACTCGATCTCATCCGCAATCCGCGTTCCGTCCGGCAAGGTGATCTCCCACGTTTCGACATTGTTGCTATCCATCATCGGTATGGTCCTTGTTAGGTATTCTTGTTCTGGAAATGATAACTGAGTACTTCAACAATTTTTTCTAGTGGCAATTTTTCCAGCAATTCTGGTGAAATCGGTAATTGCTGTGCAAGTGCCTGCTGAATGATATTCCGCTTGTATGGATCAAGGATTGCATCACTCGGTGTCGTCAGCGTTGTTGCCTCGATGTGATCCACGGGAACGGCACTCTCGATCAGATGCGAGTAGGTCTCGACCCGATCCGGATGCTTGGAATGAATCTGGTCACGAGACAGCGGAATACCCTGCTGGCGAATACGATCCTCAGCCTGCTGCCTCAGGTAATGCGGCACCTTCGGCAATCCATCAACCGGAATTGACAACGCCGCCAGATGCTTCGCATTCTCCCGAGTGCTCTCCACCGGAGGCTCGGCCTTGTGAATGTCTGCCCACCGAATGTAATGCTGGCGACCATCATCCTCCTGCACACACACTCCATGATTACCCAACGAAATCACTCTTGCCCAGATCGGCGTTTCATGTCGGTACGGATGCTGGACAAGCACGAATGAACCAACCCGCACTGCCTTCGAATGTTGCCAGTTCTCCGCACTCGCTGCCTTCGGCCTCGGCTGCGGCGTAGACGAATCCGAGAACGGCATGTTCGGCGAAGTCATGCTCGCCCCCTTGCTCGATCCAATCGGCCGACCCGGCAATCGCGGAGACTTCCGCCCACTGCCAACATGCCCGAAACGCCTTCCCGAATACCGACTCGCTGTTAGCTGCCCGTCGGACATTCCCGCCTTTTTCAATCTGGAATTTTCAAAATCATCCTCATCCATGGAATGTCTAACGGTATCGTTCTCTAATCTGCGAATACTCTTTTCAAGACTGCGAAATGCATCGTCCGAAAACTCCACACTGTCATCATCATTTTCATCAGGAGCACCCGTGAATTCCTTCAGTCTTGTCATGAGAAGCGCCTTTCGAAGTTCGTCAGCCACAGGAATTTCATGCGCAGATACGCGCAACGACAACGATTTCTCAGTAGTCTTGCGAACATACTCGCGAGTGACATATTCAGCCGCCATGAAACTGACAAATTGTGCCTGAGCTTCTGGCTTGGGAACTTTCCGCTCTTGCGAATCAACCTCTTCTCCCCGCTTGTTCAACAATGTGAACTTGGTCATCTTGTCATTGACAATGATCTCCGCTCGCAACGGAGTGATATCTCCAAATGATACGGGAATTATGGTAATATCGCGGCTTTCCTGAGGCTCTTCAAATTGAACATGATGAAGAAGCTTCTGGAATATTCCTTCCTCAAGGTGGCGCGTTCCGTGCGGATCAGGCTTGCGAAATCGCTGTTTCAATTCCCGAGTCTCTCCCTCGTCCTCCTTGTACGCAGGCCCAGTTGCGTCTGCTTCCCTATTCTTCACTTCTCCATGGGATTCAGGCGCAGAGCCATACTTGATGTAGAACTTGTGAAGACGCGGACTCCACACTCTGCGGAAATGACCACCACGCGCTCCCGGACGCTGTACGTCACGGTTTCGGATGGAATCCGGAGAAACAAGCACTTCGGGATTGGACCGTTCTTCCAGATTCTGGTCTCTTGGATCAAGCCTGCGTGATCCGGGTGCGGGAGTAACCATTTATCATTCTCCTGCTTTCGGAGCCTTGACCCAATCGGGCACTTCAATGTTCCTGTCCTGCAACAAGAGATGCAATGCACCGTTCTCCCTGCGGTAGGACAGCACTTCTTCCGTCAAATTGGTGATCTTCTGTTTCATCGAAGACATCTCGGACTCATAATGAATTTTCATTTTGTTCATTTCTCGTTCATGATGAACTTGCAACGCTTCGAAATCACTCTTGATGCGTGCCATGTCCACCCGGACCTCTTCACGATACGACTCGCTGGCATTCAGCAAGGTACGGAATTGCTCGGTAAGTGTCTTTTTTTCCTCTATGGAAAATTTTCTGTCAAGAACATTCTCCTGAGTCGTCTGTGAACGATACTTGCGTATGATCGAAATGATCATGTTCGCAATGAATGTAAATACCGCACCAGTGACGCTCGCTCCCAGCAATTCTTCCCATGCCATAATCGTCACACCTTTTTTTCATTTTCTTCTTGCGCCGCCGAAAAGCGTGTGTTTTCCATCATGGGTTCTCCTACATCAACAAGACCCAGTCGCTGCACCAATGGATTGGTGGCAAGCAATCGTGACGGCATGGCTTCCCATTGCTCTCCTCGGCAAGGCATGGGAAAAGGCATTTCAGAAATATGCGATAATGACGAAGGACTTCTCGGAATCAATCCGATGGCATCCATGGAATTCAAGGAAAACCGCAATATTCCACAATCCTGAAGCTTCTTGCATGACCTGCAAGCTTTATCCGGAATTGCGGGAACTTTTCCGTGAACTTTAATAACGACTTCGTCATAATTGTTTTCAGTATTCATACATCATTCCTTTTGGAATGATAACAGAACACTATGACAGTCATGGACTTTGTGATGACACAAAAAAAAAGGGGAGAGGTCCGAAGACCCCTCCCCTCTCTCCTTCTCCGCACTTATCCCTAGAAGGGCAGGTCGTCCAGATCGGCAAGCATGTTGTCCTCGTCGGAAGAGAACTTCGACTTGGAAACATGAGTGCCACGCGATGGCATCTCTGATCCGCCATTACTCGCAACGGCATCCTTGGGCGAGTCAAGGAACTCGATCTGCGTTGCGACAATCTCGTAAGCTGTCTTCGGCAGATTGTTGTTGTCCGTATACTGGCGGGACTGGACCCGACCCTCAACGTACACCTTCCGGCCCTTCTTGACATACTTTCCAGCCTGCTCTGCAAGCTGACGCCATGCCACGACGCGGTGCCACTCAGTCTGCTCCTGACGCTCGCCATCAGCAGGCTTGTAATTGTACGAAGTGGCCAAGGAGAACGTGGTGAACGCATCCCCAGTCTTCGAGAAGCGCAACTCCGGATCCTTTCCGACGTTGCCGATCAACATGATCTTGTTCAAGGAACCCATACTAAAACCTCCCTTGTCATCCTGCAGCCTCGTCTTTGTGACCGCGCTGCCTTGTGACACCTCAAGCATACACCACCCGGAAACGAAACGCAAGCGATGTCAATGCCTTTTCAGCCACGGCTTGCAAAACTGGGCGACACCGCAGAAATCGCAGAAATCCGCGTTCTGTCGTGGCACCTGCGCACCAAGCTCGATCTGGCGTATCTGGCGCCGAAGATAATCCCCAAACCAGTCGATCTCCGCACTCATTCGGTGAGTGCGCTGCAACGCTGCTCGATAGGCATTCATGCTCTCCGGAGGAGCATCTCCCGATGCCGGTGACCAGTTCGTCGGTGTCGGCTTGATCAGCAAGTGATACCGGAATTCCGGCAGAAACTCACCAGTCATCTCCCTCCATGCGAACTGGTAGAAACTCGGCTGGGTCTTCTTGTTCATGTCACGCTGGGAATAGCGCTGCTTCGCCGTCTTGAGATCGACAAGCGCATCCTTGGTTCGCATGTCGAATCGCCCTCGCGCGTGCCAGTTGTTTGTTCCCGGAATCGGAACGTAAAACTCCTCCTCGATGGAAACCGGAGTATCAATTTGCGCAAGAGGAACACGCGGCGTTCCCGGTATGTCGCTCTCCGCCGCGCGATAGAAATACGCTTCCGCAAGCTTGTGCCCGAGCTTGCGGGCATTTTCCTTGTGAATGCCTTTGCTCCAGATCATTCCCGGAGGAGGCAACATTTTTCCATCACGCTCATAGCCGTTCTGTGCATCGGAAACGAGCTTGTCGAATTCTTCGTCCAGAGACTTTCGGACGATTTCGTTTCGCTCGGTTTCAGTCCAGAATAATGACTCACCAGAAATCTGTGCATGACGATATGCCTCAACAGCCTTGTGAACCGCAGAGCCAACAATGAGATGGTCGTTCATCGGCTCCGGAATGTCGTCAATGTACTTGAGCTTGTGTTTCCACGAACATTCCAGCAACAGTTCCACTTGGGAATTCGACAGGTAACGGGCTTCTCCCGCAACAATTGGAGGCATGCCGAACGGACTCCTTCACATTACAATTCGGTTAAATTTCTGCAAAAAATGTTGCAGAAACCGAAAATTACAAAAACCTCCGTTATAATCCGTAACGGAATTACCTTTTTTTCTAGTTTTATCAGGATGTATCCCGAAACGTCCGTACCGTGTTACCGGACGAGCAGCACCGAAAGCGTGATCAGGCAAACCAGCAGCGACATGACGAACCCAGCAATTGCCCCGCTGGCATGATGATCCGTCAGGTTTGGTCCCTTGCCCCAGAATGGCTTGGTTGCCGGAGGCAGTTCCTCGATCACCGCAGCCGGAAGTGGCTCGATAATAATGGGTGTCCCGATATTGTCGCGACGATCCCTCTGGGCAATCAACGATGACCAGTCAGACGCAAAATCCAGTAACGAATCGCTCTTGGAGAAATCCGAAACCTGTTGCTCGGTCAAGCGCCACAATGAATCACGACGCAGAATCATCTCGCCAAGCTTTGCCTGCCTGCCAAGGTTGACCCATTCCTCCATGATCTGCCGGATCACTTCGCCGTCCTCGCCTTCTGGCAGATACGCTTCGATGATCTGCAACAACTTGACGTGCATGGCTTCGACATTCTCAATGTCGGCGTCAATCTGCAGCGCCTCCTGCTGCAACGAATTGATCTGTATTTCGACATCGGAACTGGCAAATTCACGTAATGCCAATTCAACGATCTTGCGAACCGAGTCTTCGGACAATGCCTGCGTGCTCATTCTGGAACAACCCTCCTTGGGCAATTTTTTGCTACTACATTATGCCACAGAAGGAGGAAAATTGCCGGATTCCCGAAGCGCATTTGTGGCTTTCCATCGGTTCGAGTTCGTCAGTTCCGCTTCTTGCCTTCGGGAGAACGCGGACAGCATTCCCATGACGCGATGTTGTGTGACCGCCATGTTTCCTTCAAATAATGGCGACATGGAGCAGATGGAGGCGATTACCTCGGTACTGGTCACTCCTTGATCGCCTGCTGCAATCAATAGCGCAGCGAGCATCTTGCGTGTTTCCTCCCGGATTGTCTGGAGCTTGCGTTTCTGCTCCATGTTCTTCTGTCGTTTTCCTTTTCTTGCAAGGCCGTATTCCGTTTCAAAATCGACCATGGGAAGCAGGGAGTGCTCGCTTGCTCCCAGCATGAGACATTCCTGATGCTTTGCTTTTGTTTTCTCGGCGTTTTCCCGAATCTGCGTCTTGATATTTTCAAGTTGCCGCAATTGCTGAATGAGCGATTCATGCATTTCCTGATACGCATGCACGGCCACTGCAAGTTTTTCCGCAGTTTCTGCAGTGATCTCGACACGCCCTGTTGCTTTCTGAACGTAACTTCTCAATTGCTGTATGCGTTCCTCGTTATTTTCGTTGGCAACTTTTATCTTTTTTTCGGATTGATCTGTTGAAATGCGCAAATGCGTCCAATTCATGGTGATCTTTGTGCGGTAATTCCATCGTGTTTCAAGTTTGATCGAGACATTGCGTCCTGAAATGGCGGTGATTCTTCCGTACACCCTCGTGGATTCGGAAACAAAGTACACTCTTTTTCCAATATTTTCTGCTTTGGGATGCCTATCGGAAAGCATGGTTGTGCCAGCGATACTTTCGGATTGCAAGAACATTGCACTTTCCTGATTGGTGATCTGTCGAATAGGCATCAGATGCATCCGTTACTTTTCTAGAACTTCCATTCCATACTTGTCAGTACGAACGGTTTTCACCAGAGAAACAATATCCTTGCGTAATTCTTCAGTGACGCAACGTGGACAGATATCCACTTCGATCATTCTTCCCGATGACGGCTCCTTGGCGCGAGACTTGATCAACGTTGTTCCGCATGAGCATTTTCCGAGCTGTGACATGACAGTAATCCTTTCTTTCAAATGCTTTTGACAATGATCTGCCGGTCTGATCGTCCGCCAAACCGATGAGTCAGTTCAGGAACGCACGGATCACAGGCATAGTGAATGGTCACCATTTCGGGATTGAACTTCGACTCGACGCGAACGACCTTGACGGCCACCTCTCCGCAGCTTCGGCATTTTGGTGCTTCTGTAGTACTCATGTTGTTGTTCCTTTCAAGCAATCATGGTCAATAATCATATGATACAATAAAAAAAACTTTGCTTGGAGAAAATAAGTGGCAGAAGATTTTTATCAAAAATTACGCAAACCTTTTCCTCTAAGCACATTGAGCATTATTGATACATTTCAAAAAAGCCAGAACGAGAACATTCCTGATGTAATCAAATGCGACATTCCGCTTTTCATCCGTCTTCTTGAGTACGCACGAGAAGACGCAAAGACCGACATGAACTTGCATGATGTCACGGAGCGGCTTCTTCAAATGACTTTAAATGGCAAAACTGCAACCATGAAAGACTATGATAAAATTGTAAAGGAATAACGGAGGAAGCCATGATCTTTTTATCGATCACACTGAAGAAACAAGACCTTGACAAAAAGCCGGAGAAAACAATTCACGACATCAAGAGTGATGAAGATTGGATTGATCTTCTGACAAGATATTCCAAGCACAAGAATGCATACAAGGAACACAAGCAAAAGTTCAAGGAACTTGATCCAATTGTGTGGATATGGTCTGAATCAACACGGCTTCCCATGATCAATCCAGCAGTTGATGGCAAGAAGCTTTCCGAATGGAAGCAACTTGGCATTCAACTTGACGAAGAGCAAACCCAGATTCTCAAGATTGAAAAACAGATCAAGAAGAGCCTTGCTCCGGGAAGAATGGTGACCGCAGACCTTTTGCAGCGACTTGCTCCCGCAGGTGTTTCTCGCAAGGCTCTGGCCGATGCACTTGGCTCCAACGAGCGGGGAGGATCTCCGGGAGACCAGTCGTTCGAGTTGCTCATGGCCAAGCGAATTTATCAGCTTCATCGTGCGGTATCCAAAAGTGGCGCTGCAGCGTGGGTGACTCCTTTGTACAAAACGGAAACATGGAAGAAGTTTGCCCAAAAGAATCTTGGAAAAGTTTCATCATCAGGCAAGACTTCGGGATTTGCAAATCCCAAGAGCGCTCATGAGTACATCGAGCCCGTGCACATGAAGGAAAGCGAACTGACAAAGGATGACTGGATGGCTGTGCGCATTGCCGAGAAAATGACTGGGCGCAAGCAAGTTCCCGCTATCAAGAATGGACAAAAGCAATGGAAGGTGTTTCCGTGGCTTAGGCCCGGACAGCAGCAGAAATTTACGGCATGGGCTGACAAGATGAAGGAACAAGGCAAGTCGGATGATGTTGCCAGTGTCGAATCCATGCGAAAGAAGACCCTGATGGGATCTGCGGGTACAAAGAAAATTACGGAACGATATCGGGATGACAAGGTTCAGCCCGGAACCAAGGCATCTACAGAAAAGAATCGTCCAGCTGCTGATACAGGCAAGGTCATTCCGGACAAGGGTGAGCACAAGCCTATCGGCAAGTCATTGAAGGTCAAGGAATCGGTTGGCTTTGACGCAAAGGACCGACGAGCCAAGTATGAGTTGAAGCAACGTGCGTCGCAAGCGATGGCTAGCAGGTATCCCGGATTTTCTCCCAAGGAAGCCATCATGGTTCTCCGTGAAACACTGCGGAATTCAGTTCCGCAAGAGGACTGAACAATCATGACTCTGAAATCTCGTAAAAGACGCATGCAAAAATCAATGTCTCTGGGACATTCGTATTCTCAGCCTCTTCCGATGCCAATGACTCCGGAGGGAATGCCTGACTGGGAAGCTCCGGATGTTGGTGCATATGTCAGTTATGCAATTGACAATGGACCACTCAAGGGGCGCGTTGTTGTGTTGCATCGCATGCAGAATGGATTGTACTCGATTGCGGAAGATGATTCTCACACGAAGCATGTTGCAAATCGCGACTTGGATACGTCAAAGCTCGAAAAAGACGAGGATGCTGACACCGAAGACATGGAAAACGATGTAGATGCCAACATCGATTACGACGATCAGGATCGCGCAAATTTTGAGGAAGACATTGCAGAACTTCCGAATGGACCACTCGCTGCCAATGGAAGTTTTTCAAAATCATCCAACTTGCTTCGGCAGGCGGTGGAGGAAGTGAAAGCTGTTGCGTCAGGATCTGTGCGGATCACGCCAAGATTGTTTTCCGTACTTTCGCAAAATTACTCTTCTGCGTTATTATCAAAAGCGATGAAAATTGCAAAATTGGAATTAAATGCGCCATATTTATCGCGCAGACGTAGTCGATAAAAATACAGACCGTTGCCCAGAAAAGATGGAATAGCATGAAAAACATTCGCGAAACAATGCCTCGTTTGCATTCAGCAATTGTCAGTTATTTTTCCGGAGTAGCATCACGGCTTCCTGAGGAAAAACGTGATGATCAAAATACCATCATGCAACTTGCAAAGAAAGGCAAGTATGATCTTGCCCATCTTCTCTGCGTTCGCGATAATGTCGCACCCAAGCAATACAGAGGATATGACTACTTTCCAGTAAAACTTTTTAGTCAAAATATCGAACAACGCATTGATGCAGTGGAAAACAAACAGCAAGGTGAAAAATACTTAAAGAAATCTCTTGGCATTGATGCGCACCAATTAACAAAAGATATTACTGAAGCATTGAACAACGAGGAAAACAGGCTTCGCGCGAAGGCATATGTTAATCGAACATCAGAGGAAACGCCAGATTTTTTATATCCAACTTTAGAAAAACATGGAATTGTAGGTTTGTTTGGAGGAGACAGAAAAAAGGCATTGGATTCTATTGTCCCATATATCACCAAAAAGGCACGAAGTGTTTACGAAGGAGATAATGCTTCACGAAACGAGATTGATCCTGTGGAAATTATGCGTTATCTGCGTAAAGTGACTACTCCTGCCGTGACTCCTGCTGGGCCTGTTGAGTCTTCGACCTCTGTTGAGACTCCTGCTGCACCTGTTGAGGCTCCTGCTGGGCCTTCTGTTGAGACTCCTGCTGTGCCTGTTGTGCCTCCTGCTGTGCCTGTTGTGCCTCCTGCTGTGCCTGTTGTGCCTCCTGCTACTGAAACAGATGTGCCTCCTGCTGTGCCTGTTGAGACTCCTGCTACTGAAACAGATGTGCCTCCTGCTACTGACATCAAAAGTTTACCTGACCTTGGGCTTGCTATTCATTATCTTGCAACCGATGAAGATGAGGGAACGGAAGAAAAACATCAAATAAGAGAACAAGTATCTACAATTTTGCAAAATTCAGGAATTTCTTTTAAACAAAGACAAGCAATAATTAAATCTGGAAAAATTAACACTGAACATGCTGATGCCATTAGGAATCACCTTGCTTCTTTAAGTTCTGCATCGACATCAACAGGCGATGGTCCGGGCGCTGGTGCGGGCGATGGTCCGGGCGATGGTCCGGATACTGCCGAAGCAGCGCGTAGAACAGCAGAGGAAGCAGCCGAAAGAACTACTCGTGAAGCAGCCGAAAGAACTGCTCGTGAAGCAGCCGAAAGAACTGCTCGTGAAGCAGCCGAAAGAACTGCTCGTGAAGAAGCCGAAAGAACTGCTCGTGAAGAAGCCGAAAGAACTGCTCGTGAAGAAGCCGAAAGAACTGCTCGTGAAGAAGCAGCGCGTACAGCAGCGCCTGCATCTCCCTCCGGCGAGTATGCACATAAGGATTATTCTTATTACACTAAAATGACATTTGATGACTTTCGGAGATATATACGAAAAATATATACAGAGCGAGACGGCGCAACGTTGAACGAATTGCAACATATTGAAGAAGTTTTTGGATTAGGAGACAAAACATCTTCAGATCCGGATACAAAACATCCTCTATTTTCTCAACCAAGATTGAGTGCTATGGCACTAGCGGGAATTTTTATAACTGGCGATCACATTAGAAAATTTGCGCCTGCAACTCCTTCTCGTCGTCGTGATCCCGCAGAGACCGAAGAATCCACAGGGACCGAAGAAGCCGAAATTCCTTCAGAAGGCACTACTCGAACAGCCGCAGATGCACTAGCGGCAAAATTCTCGTTTGCAAAAGATCCGCTTCCTTCATACGTAACAAAAAAGGGCATGAATGTTGACGCCGAGCTCGCAAAAATAAAAAAAGATTATGACACAAGAATTTCAGGACTTAGCACTGCTAGTGCAAGTGACGCTGAAAAAATTAAAGCAAAGACGGAAGCTGCATTAAAGGTAAAAAAATTACTCGGTTGGCAAGAAACTGCTGATGAAGCGGGAGTGAATATACTTAATCCTTCCGTAGCAACAAAACTTCATCTTCCCGAACATCGTGAATTGGCATCCATTATTGATGCAGACAGCATACTTACGAAGAAAAAACCTGCAACAACATCCGGAGGATCCGGAGGATATAAGCCAACAATAGGAGATCTTGCTCTTGCTCAGTCAGGCACATGGGACGCAGATGCGCTTAAGGGGCATGCAGCCGAAGCAGTTGCAAGATTGCCGGATTATCAGATTAAAAATCGGCTACTGCACATGTTTAACAAAACTGGCCGTTTTGACAATATTCATGCTGATCAAATAACTTCAATCAACAGTCTTCTCGCAGAAGCTCGAACAAGAAATTTATCCGAAATTATACCAATGAGAGTAGATTCGCTTGGAACTGCAGGAGCTGTTAGGCGAAATCGAATGACCTCTGAGCAGCATGCAGAACTTAATAAAAAAATGAATGACTATATTTCAGGAGGTGCTGCAGTAACAGCAAATCCTAGTGCATCAATTAGAGCTGGTACTCCATCTTTAGCCTCTCAGCACGCAGTTGTTGGTCAATTCAATAATTATAGTGTAAGTTCAAATGGGACAATAGGGCCGGGAAGCGGTGGCGCACGTACGGGGACCGGACCCACACGTGCTGATTTAAGTCTGGGACTAAGTGTTGGGCAATTTAAAAGAATATTCCCTGATATATTTACAGGAACTCATGGAATCTCATTAAATTCAGAAACTGATATTCTTCGTGCTCCAAGAAACAATGATATATCAAAAAACATAAGAATGCTATATATTATTGCAACAAATATGAAGATGGCAGGCGCTAAAAATTCAGAGATAGCACAATTCATTAAACGTGACAGCAGAACTTATTTTCCTACTTTTGATGAATCTTTAATCAAAAAAGGAGGAAAAGTTTTTGCTGCAGCAATGAGCGGCGCCATGGTTGCCAAAAAAATCAGCAATACTACTGCCTTCTCTAGAATTGATATTGCTCCAGAACTTAAAACATCAAATTCCTTCATTGGAAAATACATAGAATTACACAAAGACGAATTAGGAAATTATTTACATAATGAAGAACTTAATCCCCTTACTAAAATAGATGATGGAAAAAAAATAACGGCAGGTTTAGAATCAATTAAAGATTTTTTCCCTAAGTCGTTGTCCACGTACGATTTAATAAGAAGTCATCCTCATCCGGGAGCTGATACATCAGAAATAAAAATCGATCCTGCAACAAAAATGGGCACTTCCGACGCAATTAGTCAATACCATGTGCCAAGCGCTAGCGCTCCTTCACCCACGACCGAAATTAGGAAAGTTAATTTTTACAATCATGTTGAAAATTTGCATCCAGCAATAAGAGATCATTTTTTTACTCTATTGGATCAAATCAATGCTCCTGCATTACAAGCAATGAAAAGATTAAATCATTTAAGTCCAGATAAATCAATAAAGAAAAGAGGACCATACGAAGCAGCAATAACTGAGGCCAAACTTGAAAAAGCAAAAAAAGATATTTTAAACGGTGATTATCAATCTGCATATGATTTTTTTAGCACTTTGAGTTATCGGGCTAGACAAGCAGAACTTGGAACAATAGCAGATAAAATTGATTCTTCTTTAAAAGCGTTTCATGCGCCGGAAAGATCTGCAAGATTGGTGGGAAATCCTTTTGACTCTAAAAGAACCACAACAACCACTCCATATGGATTCCGTGTTGCTGCACAAAATTTTATTAAAAACGCAAAAGACCAAGAAGGCAATTATGTATTTAATGAAAGTATGAGAAATGATACCAATAAAGACTTTGACGGCAAATTTGATCAAGATCAATTTGTAGGAAAAACTTCTTCTCACATACAAGCAACTCAAGGCATACAATATTTAGTCCGTCACTTCTGGGGAAATCCTGCAGATCACGACAAAAAAGACACAGAAGACGTTATTGCTCCTGCACAATTTAGTACTGCTTTGGCAGAAGATCATTCACTCAATGCTTGGCAAAGAATATTGCATGATCAAAACAGAAAAATTGGCATTACTTTAAATGGCGGTGTGCCTGTACGAGCAGGAAGAATTAATAATGATTCTGAAATAAAATTAACCTTTCCAAGAATAGACAGGAGACCCCTTGACGCTAGGGGATCCCGAGCACCCATTATAGAAGTTAAGCGACATGTGTTTGACATGATTCATCCAGCTCTTGAGGCTGCTGTTTATGCGCACGGCCCGTGGTCGGAGGCAACTGACCAAGAAAAAGACGCGCATGTTGAGAAGCTTAAAGAATTGGGCAGACTTTTTGGAAAAGACGGTGAGGATACTTTTACGTCAATTATTGACGCAAAACCTATAGAACACGATAAACTGACAAAAAAGCTAGATGGAACATCTGGTCCTCCTGAACTTCATGTAGGCGAGGACGGAGATGGAACGCCAGTTCCCATCAAGGACAGCGCTGGCAACGATATGACTGTGAAAGATACAAAATTTGAATTTGATGATGGTCATCCATGGAAGGGCTATCAATTAGGATGGTTGCGCGAACAAAATGGTTCGCCAAATGGCCCTAAATCACAGATTCTTCCTAGTACCGGTTTTGGACGCAGTACAAGATCGAATAATGCAAAATTTTTGGCTGGAAAAGTAAAAGACAGTGTTCCAATGTTTGAAACAATATCGAGCGGAACAACGTACCTTACTGACGAGGCAAGAGCACTTCACAATCATGTGCACGAAAATTTGGGGAAAAAAGCTGATGACACAGATGGAAAACTTAAATATTTATTGAAAGATGGCATTGCAACACCAGAAGAGACTTTGGACACTCCTTGCATAGATATGCACGGAAGAGTAGATACAACTTTCGCTAGCCCAACAGAAATACAACGTCCGCAGCTTGCACTGCATCCTGTAGCTGGAAAAACGCATGCAGACATAGTTCTTGATCCAATTAAACGTCCGCCAACAGCAACCACCCCCTTGAGAGTTATTCGTTCCATGAGTTTTTCAATTCCAACGTTGGCATTTGCATTGCGTAAGAGCAAGGAATCGATTGCGCTCAAAAAGGCATTGATGTACGCAAAATTGCACCGAAATGTCGAGCGTGCATTTGGATCCAAGAAAGCAAGGGAAGGAACATTCCTATATGGAAGATAGTCAGAAACCCGGATTTCGCTCACCCAGATCCATTCCGAAATACGGCATGGCATCCATTCCAAAGAAAGATCAGGAACGATCACGACAGCGGAACTTGAGCGGAAATCCATGGATGGCTTCTTCCGCAAAGAATCCGGCAGCACAAAAAGCAACCGGAATTGAAAACAAACTTCGTTATGCCCTTCTTCGCAAGGGCATTAATTTTATCGAACAGGCATCTATTGGACCATGGTCGATTGATTTTTTGCTTCCGGATTACATGGCATGCGTTGAGGCCGATGGAGAATATTGGCACAGTAGCATGAAAGCGAGAATGAAGGATCGAAGAAAAGACGCATGGCTACAGAACAAGGGCTATACCGTTTTTCATTTTGATGGCAAGGAAATCATTCAAGATGCTGACTATTGTGTCAGTCGCCTCATGAAATCATTGGAAAACAAGGTAGAGCAAATTGCCAAGCAAGTATATTCTATGATTGAAGAAGAAAATAATCAAGCAGAACTTGAAGAAGACGAAGAAGAGGATTTTCCAGAAATGGTTGAGGTAATTGTGGAAAGTCCGGCGGATGATTACGATGCGTGGGTATCGGGAGGATTTTCCTTCGGAGGCAAGACATAAATGGCAATCACGACAGGAATAGTCACTACTGACGCAACGGAATATTGTCGATATTATCCCGGAATGGATGTAATAACGGTTCGCATTGATGCGACTGGCGGCTCCATTGTTTCCGGAGAGCGGTATGTCTTTTCAATTTTGCGTGCAGCGCAGCCGAATTGGCCCGAACAATACCGGTCAGTCATGACCAAAACCGTTACTGCTTCAGGCAGTGGTGCGACATTCCTCATGGCATCCTTTCAGATTGGCATCGACGATGTCGATCCTGATGGCATTGCCCGAGCGATCAGTGGATCATACAACGTTCGTGTTTCCAACGCAAATAGCACGCTTTCTTGGGAAATGACAACGTCCATTCGTATTGTGCTTGTCACTGTTGCCGAAATGAAAACGGACTGGTGCTTCGGTGCGCCGCTTCGCTCAATCGAAGGACTCTCACCCAAGTTTCAGCCAAAGAACGTCACAGGAGTAGTTATTGATGAAATTTCTTCCGACACTATCGCAGGGCCAAAAACCCTTGCGCTTACGTATGTATCACCGAATGCTTGGACTCTATCTTGGGATAACGGGCTTCCTGTCATCATTACACCTCTTTTAAAGAAACAATATCTTCTCATGGACGAAATGGACAGTTCATACATATTGGCAACAGTAACAGCCACTGCGCTGCCGCAAGCCAATGTGACGGAACGCATTCTGGTCGTGCAAGGAGAAATGACAGAAGGATCCATTGCAAGAAAGATTCGTAACGCTGCAAATCTGGCGGAATCAACCATGGGCTTTCCGCTTGAGCCGACATTGTATACCACCATGCCCATGTATCCGGGAATGGTTCGCGAGCACAATCACCAGACCGATCATTGGGATCGCGTTGCCAGACCTTCGGACTATATTGTGCCCACCAACGGATATGCGTGGCCGAGTTTCCGTATGGCTTACCAATGGTGCATCAAGATTCACAAACTGTATGGATTCCACTCTGTTGACAAGATCATTGAAGTGGAAGGAGACTGGTGGAACAACACGACGGATCGCATGAGCGGATTTGTCACGCTTGTGCCCGCACTGGCCAGCTTTGCCAGATGGACCGTCTTCACTCATCCAATGCTTGCACCATTTTACATGCATCGCGACATTCAAGGATTCTGGCAATACGATGCAACATTCGGGCTGCCAGACCTCAAGGATTCTGATCGAATGATCATGCGGGAATTCATTGCCAGACATGCTGCGATCAGCGTTCTGCTTGAGGCGCAGCGTGGATATCAGGGAGGTCTTGGCTCTCAGTCCACGGGACGTGACGGACTGTCGAATTCATTCTCCTACAATGCGGGTGGTCCGTATGCGTCGACGCTCGCAGAACATCGTCAGTGGCTCATCACGGAAAGTCCCCGTATCAAGCAGAAGCTTGGCGGACTGCTCTTCAGCACCATTGGGTCATCGTAATGACCATCAGCATTCCGCAGCACAATCGTCTTATCATGACGCATGGAGAAAAGATCATTCATTACAAGGGAAGAATTTGCCCTTGCTCGGATTCCGGATTGCCGGAAGAAGCCAATCCTGAATGCCTGAAATGCAGTGGATTGGGTGTTTTCTGGAATGATCCAGTCACCATCACCGCAGTGATTACCGGTCTTGATTCCGACCGGATGGGACGCATGTGGTTGCAGAATGGAGTGGCATTGCCGGAAGACATGTCTTGCTCTCCACTTCCCGGTTATGCGCGTGGATTTCGGGATTACGACAAGGTGATTCCAACATGGAAACGGGGATTTCCATATCCCGGAGAATTGCTCAGGCGCGGATTGAAGGACACGTTGCTGTACAAGCCAGTAGGAAAGATCGTGCGCGTGTATGCGGTTGATCCCAACACCGGAATTGAAACGCTCTGGAAGCAGGATGTTGACTTCACGGTCGGTGGTCCAAACGGTAAGCAAATGATCTGGACGCCGCTCCATGGTCCCCAATACGATACGGTATATTCGGTTGTATATGATCCGCGGTTCGAGTTCGTTTGCTGGGCTCCGCCCGCACCGAGATGGGAGTTGGGACGAGATTTGGGATTCAGAGTGCTACTACGCAAAGTGCACCTCCCGTGGCCTAGCGGAAACTGGACCTAGCCTTTTTTTTGCGCGGAATTTTGATACGATTGGCACTATTCACTAAGCCACTTCGGAAGAAGTGGCAAATTTTTTCGGGGAGGAAATCATGGAATACGGCGATGTAACGTTTCGGAAACACGGAGGGCTGACTATCAAGCCAGTCTATACCGAGCACGTCAAGGATGTTTTCGACTCTGTCGAATGGGAGACCATGTCTGTCACAACAGGGTCTGGCAAAGTTATTGAAAATGTAGAATTTCCAACTTTTTGGAGTGAGAACGCACGCATTCAAGTTGCCGAAAAGTATTTCCGACGTGCAGATGTTCCGCAATTTCCCAAGGGAGTTTATGATCGGCACAAGGCCGAAGCCCTTGGCATCGACTGGAAGTCGCTTCCATCTGGCCCGGAAAAGTCGTTGAAGCAGGTAATCAATCGCTTGGCCGGTGCGCTGACCTATTGGGGAATTCAATACGGCTATTTCGGCAACAAGGAATCAGCGTTGTCGTTTTTCAATGAGATTGCCTACATGATGATTCATCAGTACGGTGCGCTGAATTCTCCTCAATGGTTCAATACCGGCATTCATTGGGCTTACGGCATTTCCTCCGACGCAAAGGGTCAATGGTATTACGATTTTGCGCAAGACAAGTCGGTTCAGTCTACTGACAGTTTTGAGCATCCGCAAGCACATGCTTGTTTCATTCTTGGTATTAAGGATGATCTTTTTGGAGCAAACGGCATTTTTGATACTGCTCGCCGTGAGGCACAGATCTTCTATTTCGGTAGCGGCTCAGGATCAAACTACAGCTCGCTTCGAGGCAAGGGAGAGCCTGTTACCGGAGGAGGCGTGTCCAGTGGAATGCTGTCCTTTCTTGATGTCTTTGATGTTGGCGGAGGAGTGATCAAGAGCGGAGGCAAGACTCGTCGCGCTGCGAAGATGGATATCTGCGACGACAATCATCCCGAAGTGCTCGAATTTGCCGAATGGAAGATGCGTCAGGAAAAAATGGTGCGTATTCTCATCGAAGCTGGAATGTCCGGCGGATTTGAAGACGAAGCATACCGCACCGTCCGTGGCATGAATTCCAACAATACCATTTCTTTTTCAAATGCTTTCTTTGCCGCATTGCGGAACAATGACGATTGGCATTTGCGTCGGGTTACGGACCCCAGCGTCATTACCCGCACACTGCCAGCTCGCGAGCTTTGGGAGACTGTAGTGTATTCAACGTGGTTCTCGGCTGATCCGGGAATTCATGTGACTGACACTATCAACGAGTGGCATACCTGCCCCAAGGACGGCCGAATTGTCGCAAGCAATCCCTGCTCGGAATATCTTTTTCTAAACGAAACCGCGTGCAATCTTGCTTCGCTGAATCTTGTTCGTTTCTATGATCTCACCAAGAGTTCTCCAGACGCATTCGACCGCGTCGGATTCAAGCATGCCATTCACATTTGGCAGATTGCACTGGATATTACCGTTTCGATGGCACAATATCCTGCTGAGGACATTTGCCAGAAGAGCATGCAATATCGCACTACAGGATTGGGGTACACCAACCTCGGCGGATTATTGATGCTCATGGGCCATGGATACGCATCCAAGGAAGGCCAGCAGATTGCTGGCGCAATCACGGCGATTCTCGGAGGAGAATCCTATGTTGCTTCTTCAATCATTGCCCGTGAACTCGGCACGTATCCTGCGTTCATGCGCAATCGCGAAGATCATCTTCGTGTCATTCGCAACCATCGTCAAGCAGCACACGGTCGTGTTGATTCATTGAACAAGCTTTTCGGATACGAGCGCATTACCAAGCGACCGAAAGAGCTCGACATGAACATCTGTCCTCGCGATCATTGGGATCTCATCAATGACGCTGAAGAGAGCTGGAATACCGCATTGACTCTCGGCACCGCATGGGGATTCCGCAATGCTCAAGTCACGGTTCTTGCCCCCACTGGCACGATCAGCTTTGCAATGGATGCCGACACTTTTGGCATCGAGCCTGACTACGCGCTGATCAAATACAAGGCGCTGGCAGGCGGTGGTCATGCGGTCATTGTCAATCGCTTGATCGAACCTTCCCTGAAGCGACTCGGATATTCCGATTCAGTCATTGCAGGCATTCTTGCTTATGTCAATGTGCACGGTGTTGTGGAAAACGCTCCGGGTCTTCTTCGTCGACACTATTCGGTCTTCGATACGGCCGTTCCTGCCAAGAAGGGAGCGCGTTTCCTTTCTCCACGCGCTCATATTGAGATGATGGCAGCATGCCAGCCATTTCTTTCCGGCGCTATTTCCAAGACGGTCAATCTTCCCGAAGAGGCAACCGAAGAGGACATCTCTGATGCATATTTGTATGGATATGATCTGGGACTCAAGGCGATTGCCGTGTATCGAGCAAACAGCAAGGCAGCATCGGTGATGTTCACTTCGGCTGATGCCCTGCGGCAACGGCAGAACATCGATCTTGGAAGCAGGGAATTTGATGTGGAAGCCATTTTCCGCAAGAGCGTCAATCCCATGCATCGTATCGAGGAAGCTTCAGAGCAGCCAGCCTTTGTTCATCGGCAACCTGAGGTTGCCATTCAATTTCTGGATGCTTCCGAATACGAATCTGCAGAGGCGATTGAAATGCCTACTTATGGATGCAAGGATGGAGTCTGTTCGATTTAGGAAAGGAATGATTTGACATGCCAGATACCTTGAGCCTTTTGGTTCATCCGCAAATTGGACCAGCATTAAGCGCGACAACATGGACTGCCCTTCCGATTGTTGGGGCAACTCCCATGTTCACGATTTCTGTTTCACGCCGTGGCTCTCCGGTTTCGGGGGCCACGGTCACGCTTCGTGTGAAGAATGATCTTGGAGTTCAAGTGTATCCTCCAACAGGCGCGTTGACAGTTCCTGCAGACCCTGTCTATCCGGGATCATACACAGTCACTGCTTCAAGCACAGCCATCTTTTCCAAGGTGGGTACATTGTACACGGCTTCTTGGGTGGTGACTGTTCCTGCTTCGGGATATGAACCTCAAATGGTTCTTCCCATCACGCAGAAAGTAGTTGCTCAAGAGGCATGAAAAAAGCCCCGCAACCGCGGGGCTTTTCCTTAGTTTTGGCGAAGCGTATCCCACGCTGAGGGATATCTCCCCGAGAGTGGACATTCCTTTCCAGTGACTGCCCTGTAGGCATTCATCACGATTGCCCGTAATTCTGAAGACCGATTCATGCCCACCACTGCGAATGACAAATACGCATACTGGTTGGAAACATCCCTGCAAATTTCCATAACCTTAACGGGATTGTGTGCTCCGTGCACGTTCTCCGAGTCCGTGATGATGGCGCAAACGTGAAAGTAGAGAAAATCGATCAGATCTTTTCGGGACTCAAACAGCACTTTTTCTTCAAACTTGTTATTCATTTATTTATCCTTTACGAATACGCAACGCACGTCACGCAAAGCATCGCTATTACCACATAAATCAATACGGACACTGCGCGAGTCACTGAAGTTGGCAGAATGAGCGCTCCAATGCCTGCGGAGCCAGCCACTAGAAACAGCAGTGTAAATGGCAAGCGCAATACTAGAACTGCAGTTATTCCTATGATAAAAATCAGGAGTCCGAATTGAACACCCCAGAATGCTTGCGGATCAGGTGCGTCATCATCATCTCCGCTGTCAAGGGTTCGTGTCCAGATAGGATTTGCTATTCCGCCCTTATCAAACATTTTGTTCTCCAAACCATGTCGGCACGGAACGCTTAGTCCATTTTGCAAATGAACTCTTGTGCTCACGATAATACTTCTGATACGCAATAACGGGATTGTCGTGCTTGCAGTCTTCAGGAACCGCTTGGGCAAAGTCGGTGAGTGGACTTTTTGCAATGCCTTTGGGAAGATATTGCAGATAAGGCAGAAGCAAAGAGGACTTGTGCACGCGCTCATAGCGCAACGTATATTCTTGACATAGATTTTCCAACAATGCGTATGCCCACTCATAATTTCCAGACGTTTGCCTGACCCAAATTGCACAAGGATGATTCATATATACGGCGTTGTACAGTATCTTGTCTTCTTCGGAAGAAAGATCGTCAGACAACAAGCGATGTGCAGTGGAAAGCATCTGGCATTCTTCGACAATCATTTTCACAACGTGTTTGTTGCAATGATATTCTGCCGCCAATTTGGGATCGAGATCAAGTACAAATCTATTCATGGTAAGATTACTTCCGTAATGGAGGGGTGGCTGAGTCTGGTTGAAAGCGTCCGTCTTGAAAACGGATAATCCGAAAGGATTCGTGGGTTCAAATCCCACTTCCTCCGCCATTTGCACGAATCCGTCCGTATTCGAGAGTATCGTATCAGTCCTGCGAAGGCATGTCAAGGAAATTGGAGCTAATTATCCAACTTTCCCGAAGAGTCATTCTGCCCTTCGGCAAAATCCATAGATGAGGCAATAGCGTCATGTCAGATTCTTCAAGCGTATCGACAATTTTTGACGAATGCCAGATGGCGGGAACAAAACGTACCAATATTGGTGCGTCCTTATCGGATTGCGCAAAATATGTTGCAAGAATCTGCTCGATAATCTCGTCTGATTTATCCAGCAGATTGGTGGATATCTTGTGTCCAAGAAAAGCCTTTGATCCTTTTGAGAGCTGCGCACGAATGGCAATGCTCAGTGGATTTGGCTCTTCAATGGTTCGCGTTCCTTTGACAAATCCTGTTCTGCCATCTGCTGGAACCCAAGTGCTGAATTGTGCAGAAGAACGCGTACCGCCAATACGCCATGTGACAATCAATTCCAGCTCCTGCTGTCCATTCCCTCGATTTCCGCTTTCTTGGTCATCGCAATCTGATAAAGATTCGTGGCCACAAAATCAAGGTCAGGATGTGTGTTGTGAAAATGCTCAACCAGATGAATGACCGCTGAAGTAATTGTGGATGACTGTGCGAATTCTTGCGCTTTTTCTGTTTCGCCACTGCGAAGCAATATGTCAAGCTCCATCATTTGATTGATGGCGTTTGCTACCGAAGCTGCTTGCAAATCGGTAATTTGTTTTTCATTTTTTTCCTTCAGATTCATCGAGAGTCCTTACTTATGGGGCAAAATACGAAAGAACAAGAACTATTGCGAACACAAGCAATATTATTGCGCCATGCAGGATTTGATCTTCATATATCAACAGAAAAGCCCTCCTTTGAAATACTAGGCAATCAGCCGATAAGATTGATGCTTGGACGCTTCATGTCTTGCTCGGTGAGCCGGGAGGGGCTCGAACCCTCAACCAACGGATTAAAAGTCCGTTGCTCTACCATTGAGCTACCGGCTCGTAAGAAATCAGGAATGAATCCTTTTCTTCATGTACGGCAACAAAATGGTGTCTATCCATTTTTCCATTGAAGCGATATCCTCATGATTTTCATAATGAAGATCTTCCTGAAGATTAAGATGACTGGTTTCGCTGGAGTGTGCAGGAATCATGCTTCCCGTTCTCCAAGACCCACTGATTCGCACGATGGCATATCCGTTCTTCACTCCCCATTCGTACTCATTCCGAAAACGACAGTCGGTTATGACTATGGATACTGGATCTTGCGAAAAATTGTAATCCACCATGCTATGCACACGATCCTCAACACGTGCAATCCAGAAATTCGGACTTACCCTGTTGCGAATAAAATCTGTTCCCATCCATTGCCATAATGGACGGAATAAATCACGGTGAACTTCACTCATGTCGTCAAAAACAGGAAATGGAATTGCGTTTTCCTTGATTGCATGCTCAACCATGGATTGGCAAATCTGCTTGAGTTGATCGGCAAATGCGACACGAAAGCAATTGGGAATCTTTTCGCAAAGAATCGAAGCCATGGTGTCCTTGCCTGAGCCAGCACTGCCAATCAACATGATTTTATGAGAAACTTCGGGAAATTCCAGTGTTGTGCGATTTGAGATCAAAAGATTCACAGATCAGTCCTTGCGTGCAGACTTTGCCCGACCTTTGCGATACGCCCCAGCATACGGCTTTGTGTTTCGTACGCGCAACGTCTTGAGCTTCCACGGAATGTTTCTCATGGTGTCGAGAAAACGCTCGTGAACGTCTTTCTTTTGCTTGTGGCGACGAACGTATTTGAGAACAAGGTCACGCAACTCATGTTCAAAAAAGTTCTGCATCTTTTTCGTGACGGTCATTGACTGCTCCTTTCAGGAACCGGCTGGGGCGCGAGGATTCGAACCTCGGATACGGGATTCAAAGTCCCGAGCCTTACCGCTTGGCCACACCCCAGTGACTTATTGATCGAATGATTGCTCGGTCTGCAGAATGATATCAGTTGATACATCCAAAGACTCTGCAAATCGCTTCTCGGATTCGGATGCCTCACGAAAAGCTCGTTTCGCAACATCGTCGGGATGTTCCTTGCCCTTTGGCAGCAACGAATGAACATCACTCCATTTTGTTGGAAGATAATCCAGATAGAGTGGCCAAGAGGGTAGGCCATGCTCGCAGACAGCCTCAAGTTCCGCTATTTTGCATCCGTCCATTGCACGAAGTGCATGCGACTGAAACGGATCATCATGCCTCATCATGTGCCCAATCTCTTCCTTGGTGGGCTTAAACGCTTCGGGGGCAATGGTCGCAAACCCGGAATTTCTATGCTTGACCGGACAATCCTTGTGTTCAATGTCGGCAAAAATAAAATGCCATGTGGCTGTCACACCGTAAAAGGCCGCTTTCGCAGGAAGAGTGACTACACAGCCGCAATGACGCAAAGTAATTTTGCGATTCCAAAAAGGTCCGACCCGCTCCATCTCAGAAGCATGAACATCAAAGGTCACATCATGCTCAACATGAGCGGGAATAGGAGAGAAGTTTTCAGGAAATCCGTGAGGCATGACAACGATCCTTCATTCCGGTAATATCCATGTGAAACAATGCAGGTTCCTCGCTGATATCCATGCGCATTCGCGGGGCATCATCCATCCAGAGGTACCACGAACCCGTCCATGATTCATACACTATTACGGTCATCCTTATATTATGAGTTTCACTGGTCTGGTAGCGATAAACGAGGAATCTCTGGGAGTAAACTGCCAGATATCAATAAGGTACGTTCCGAATTCGCCGTTTCCGGATTCAAATCCGACAATGTAACACAGAGCGGACTGGGTTCCGAGAATCTGATCTCCCAAACGAATCTTGCCGTCCCTGACAGAATCTACCACAAGGGTTTTGTCGCGAATTCTTCCTCGAACAATGACCGGCGTGGTGGACATGGGTTGCTCATAGATGTGTCGGATGACTGGTGCTGCAAAGAGCATTACCGCCAAGGCAATCGCTACGTAAAACAGCACCAGCATAACAATTTACTTCTTGCCTTTCTTGACTTTCTTCTCCGGCTTGGGGTACGGCTTGCCGGGTGTCAATTGCTTTGGCGGATCAGTCATGATGATTGTCCTTCTTTCTGTACACGATCAATTATAGCTCGCTTCTCGGCATTTGAGTAGCTTCGCCAGTGCTTGATTTCCTCGACGGTGCGCTTGCATCCGACGCACACTCCGTTCTTGGCTCGACATACGTTAATACATGGACTTTTTATTTTCATCATGGAGCCGCCAGTGGGATTCGAACCCACGACCCGCTGTTTACAAAACAGCTACTCTAACCCCTGAGCTACAGCGGCATGTTGAATTGCATTATTGGAAACTCAGGACTTCACTTTCATCTTTCATTTCCATGACACGTTGTTCGGATGAATACGGCCATTGAATATCAAATATAACAAATATGACGGTTTTTTCTCTCACATTATGTGACCAGTCAATTCTCTTGATGTCTTGCGGGCCAATATTCGCAAAAAATTGATTGAATAATTTTTCTCTATTATTAATCAAATAACTCGCAAATTCTGTAGAAACTTCATTAAATTCAATACGAAGAGAATTATTCATTATTTTTTACTTGTTTCGATGAGATAATTTTTAAAAAAACAATTAGTAGTGATGGAGTAACAACGTTGAAAAACAACATAAGATAAACAAAAAGCATCATCATTCCTCTTTTGGTGAGTGAGAAATCCACAAGAGAAAAAAGATCATGCAAGCAAGGGAAACCATGATTGTCGAGGTGCTCATTTATGCTCTTTTCTTCTCGTGAATATAGTGGGCGACCCCGGCAAGATTCGAACTTGCGACCTACAGGGTAGAAACCTGCTGCTCGTAATCCACTGAGCTACGGGGCCGTGGAGCGGGAGACGGGACTCGAACCCGCGACAATCTGCTTGGAAGGCAGATGCTCTACCAACTGAGCTACCCCCGCATGGCCACATCGTACCACGATTGTCGCCGTCCGTCAAATGTGTTACGCTGTTCGCAGGCAACAATGCCTGCATTTTTACGGGAGCCATCCTATGACTCAACGCACTCCCTATTCTCCTTCTTCCCGGCCTCAGTATTCTCCTCGTGATTCTGGCCCTTCCTATAATCAGGTTCTGGAAGAGATTCGGACGGCCGGTATGATCGAGACGGCAACCTCTGTTGAGGTATCTCCTGTTGCGGATAACGAGTATCTTTGCGTCGTGAAGGCGGTATGCGTCATGCCTGCATTGCGCGAGGGCGATCCGCTTCGTCGATACACGTCACTTGGAGCCGCCTATCCTCGCAAGAACGGGGCTGGCGTGATTCATGGTGTCAGCAATCCCGCTTTCTACATGCACGTTGCTGAGTCACGCGCCAAGAAGCGTGCTTGGATGGATGCGCTTGGCAGAGGCGACGGGCTTGAAGAGAATATTCGTTCGGAAGTTTTCGCGGAACGCGCCAAGACTACTGCGCTATCGGTTGCGGCTCTTCCTGTGCCCGCTCAGGTCTCAAGTCCTGATGATCGTGTTACCGAAGAAATTGCGGCAAAGATCATAAAGATCTCATCGCTTTCCCTTGATGAAGCGCGAGAGCTTACACGACGCCAAGCAGCAGCAATAGTGCGTGATCATAACGAGAAGAACGCTTCTTAAATAACTGCTGTTCCGTTTTCATAGTGCCATCGCTTTCCTTTTGTAAAAACAAAGGGAACGATGGCATTTTTTTGTGTATAATAAAATCATGATTACACAAATTTCTCTTCAACAACATCGTAAGACTTTGCTTTCAGAAGGAATGAATGCAACGTTTGAATTTCCATTGCGATTTTCAAAGTCGTATGTTGGTGAATACACCAATGATACTGGCGAAAAGAAGCATGGAAAAATTATTGAAGGAATTGCATCAACAGAGGACAAGGACCAGCAAGGCGAAATAGTCATGCAGGACAAGATGGACTGCTCGTACTTGTTGGAAAAGGGATACTTGAACTGGAATCACTCGCATTCTCCTGAGGATCAGATCGGCAAGCCGCTGGAAGTCATCAAGATGGAAGGTGGCCCAACAACACCGAATGGCAAGCCGTGCACATTTTTTCGTGCGTTGCTCTTCGATGGAGTTCCTCGTGCCGACGCTGTTTGGCAACTTGCCAAGGCGCTGTCTGACACGCAGGGTGTTGGCAATGACCGATCATTGGGATTTTCTGTTGAAGGCGGCGTTCGCATGAGACAGGGTCACATGCTTGTCGAGACCGTTGTCCGTCACATGGCGGCAACACACGAGCCCGTCAACGCCCAGTCAGTTGCACGCTGCGTTGTCGCCAAGAGTCAAGGATTCAAAGTTCACGATAGCGTTCTTGTTGATGTTATTGATAATAATGTGCCGCATTTTATCTTCAAAAGCTTTGGTCATTTGGTACAATCAATAGAACCTAATATAAGAAAAACAATCGGATTGGGAGATATTGGGGCGCTTAAAAAAGAATATCTTGCTAGCTCAAGAGATAAAAAAACAAGCCCTGAATATATTCTTTCTAAACTTTATACTGAATGCAAAGACGGTAGAAACTGTAAAAAGAATGACCGGTTTGTTTTTGGAAAACGTGGCGCACTTGATCATTTGGTACATTGTGCTAATATGGATCCAAATGAAGCAGCAGATATTCTGGCATTGGCACTAAAAATCTTGCACTAGGCATAAAGGAGAAACCGATGGCTTCGGAAAGAGAAATGTCAGAAGCGCGCACGCGTCTTCGTAGAAATCTTGAGGAAAGCAGCATTACTGACGCGCTTGCCGTTTTGGACAAGGCCGTTGGCGGATTGATCGACCTCGCAAAGGGGAAGGTCACTGATGGAGTCAATGCCAAGGACATTCAGAATCCTTATGGGTCTGGAGCAGCCGGTGGTGCTCCATCAACTCCTGCTGGTGATGCTGACGGAGACATGGTGCTTCAACAGTCAACCGGCAACATGGCTACGTATTCGCAGCAGAGTCCCAAGACCAAGAACAAAATTCCTTATGGAACAACCAAGGATCCGTATGGAGCGGGAAATGTCGGTTCGCTCGGAAAGTCCCGACGCAAGCTTCGCAAGAACATGATGGATCCTCAGCAGCAGGGTGGACCCGCTCCAGAGGAAGAAGAGGGTGGTCCTCCTATGGGTGGCGGTGCCCCGATGGGTGGCGGTGCCCCGATGGGTGGCGGTGCCCCGATGGGTGGCGGTGCTCCGCAGGGTGGCGACGCTCCGCAGGGACAGGGCTATGACCCTCGTCTCGATCCCAACAGTCCCCAGTTTGATCCGAAGCTTTATGCGGCAGCGCAGAGCATGATGGGTCAAGGTGCTGATGACGATGAGAATGACGCGAACATGTCTGATCAGAAGTCGTGGGGCGAGGGTGGTGATGATCGCATGGCCATGGCATACGGCGATGATGATGACGAAGAAGATGATGATGAGGAAGATGACGACGACATGAGCAGCAGAATGGCGCGACTCCGTGCCATGCGTAGCGGCAGTGATGACGACGAAGACGAGGACGAGGACGAGGACGAGGACGAGGATTACGACGACGAGGACGAGGATTCCGATGAGGATGAGGAGTCTGAAGACGACGACGACGAAGACGACGACGACGAAGACGAAGACGAAGAGGACGACGACGACGAAGAGGACGACGAAGAGGACGACGAAGATTCCGACGAGGATGAAGGCGAAGACTTTGGCGAGCGCATGGCCCGTCTTCGTGCAATGAAGGGCAAGAAGAAGCCTGAGGACGACGAGGAGAAGATGGCAGCTTCGCTGGCTCGCTCTTTCAGTCCCAAGACGCTTCGTCGTGCTTTGCGGAAAGCCGATCCGACACGGGATGAAGATTTCGCCACATTGGAAACTCCTGAGTGGAATACGGACGGGTCGGGAGTCAAGCCTGAAGAAATTACGGGCATGGTCAACCGTGCTCGCAAACGCATCAATGCCAACCGAGCACCAGAAGTTGTGCCAGACCCCACGCCAGATCCCGATGCGGAAGGCACGGAAGGAAGCGAAACTGAAGAGGAGATGCAAGAAAAAGACCTTGCGCGATCAATGCGCAGAATGCGTCAGCGCAAGGTCGACTCCATTTACAAGTCCCTTGTCGGTGGATCTGGAGGAGGACGCGTCGCAGAGGTTGTCGAGGCAAGCAAGGAACTTGCTCAGATGGTCAACGTTTTCAGCCGTTTTCTTGCCGACATCTCCACGGAAGTGGACATGGTTCGGCGCGATCAACATAGGACATCCACCGTGATGGCGAAAGCCCTCAACACGGTTGTCAAGAGTCAGTCGGCAATTGCCTTTGGATTGGAAAGGATGGTGAAGTCCACAGCTTCGCTAGCCAAGAGTGGTGCTCCCTCGCTGCAGAAGTCGCGATCCAGCGGTCGTTCCACTCGTCCCACACCGGGCATTGTCATGAATGGCAAGGTCATTGCCGAAGGGAATGCCCTGCGTCGTTCGAACGCATTTGTGGATGAGACTGGAAGCGCAGTGGTATACGGTGGCACGGTCGAGTCTCGACTCACCAAGTCACTTGTCGGAACCATCATTCAGCAGGCAGTCATTGACGGGGAGTTTTCTCCTACGGATGCGCTTCGCTGGTTGACGGAAACCGATAGTCCCGCCAGTGGTCCGGTCGCGGTGTTCCGGCAGCTTCCGAAGAAGCTACAGGAGCGTATTGCTAGCAAGGCTTCTGAAGAAGCGTAATCAACGTCTTAAACTAGGAGGAGAAAAAAATGGCCCTTTTGACACAATTCCCCCAGCACTATAAGAAGCCGGAACCGCTCAACAAGTCGTTTGACATGATCGTGCGGGACTGGTCGCGTCAGCAGTTCGGTGGCGATGAGGTTGTTGACGAAATTCGCAAGGCACTTGGCACCGGTATCAACACCTACGGAGCTATTACAACAGGCGGATCGTTTCCCGCTGGCGAAGCCAGCGCGTTGCGTCTTGAAAACCTTGACAACACCATGACCTCGGTTCTCGCGACGGCCGAGCATCTCAAGATCTTCCGATTCCTTCACAAGGAGCCTAGCAAGCAGCCATTCTATCAGTGGAATCGCCGTGAGAGCTACGGTTCGACCCGTGGTTTCTTCGGATTCCGTGAAGGTGGGTTGCCCAATGGTGGCAAGGGTCAGTGGTCGAGAAACGGGGCATACATCAAGTTCCTCGGAACGAAGGGTGGAGTGACTCATCCGGTCGTTTTGACGAACATTCTTGGTGGAATGTCCATGGATCCCGTCGCTGAAGATCAGCTCGGCCGCACGATGGACTTCATGCAGCGCGTCGAACGCGCGATCATGTATGGAGATGATGACATCAAGGACGGCGACGGCACGGAATCCAACTACGATGGAATCCTCAAGCAGCTCACGACTCAGCGCACAAAGAGCATCATTGACTTGCAGGGCAGGCCGTTGACGCTTGATGCGATTGCCAATGCGGCGACACGGCTGGTGACGGAAGGCAAGCTGCTTTCCTTCAATGATGTGACGCTTTTCATGTCGCCTCGCAACATCGAGGATCTTGGCAAGCTGCGCTACAGCACGATCTATTCGCAGGGCAGAGATGCCCAAGGTGCTCTCAGTGGCATCAACAGCATTGACGGTCCCGGAACCCGTGTTGATCGTGCGGACCTGACTACTTCAGCACGTACCGATTTGATCGCCGGTCTTTCGGTGGTTGGTCAGGCGACATCGTTCGGAGTCATTCCTTTCGAGTGGTCCATCTTCACTGAGCCGGTCGAGGGCGGTCTGCCTCTGGATGTCGCCGGTGGTGCTGCTGATCCCGGATCTCCTAGTGCTCCCACCGTCATTGATGCACTCTCTTCTGTTGCGATGGGATCCACGATTCCGGGACTTCTTGTAAGCGGCTCAGCAGATCCCGTTGGCAGCAGCAGTCTTGTTGCAGACACGACGTATATTGTTACGGCTTTTAGTGGAAGCGCCACATTCCCCGGACTGGTGGGGACTGCAGATGGTACTGCAGTTGGAAAGGTGTTTGTTGCTACCGGAGCGGGCGTAACTGGTGGTACTGTGAAGCCTGTTCTGGATGCTAACATCTATCAGGGATCTGTGGCGGTCTCGTACGCCAATACCAGCAATTTCTCGACCTACAGTGGTACTGATAAGTACTGGTATGGAGTTTCTGCGGTGAATGATTCAGGCGAATCATTAATGACCGTTTCGTCCACCGGCGTCACTGTGAGTGGAAGCAACAAGCAAGTTCGCGTGCAGTATGCTCGCAGCGCATCAACTGGCACCTCAGCTGCTCGCGTCTATCGTATTTACCGGATTACCAAGAAGACTGGTATTACGCCATCGGCTACAGATCCCGATTGGCGTTATGTCGGATACGACATTGACGGTAAGGCGAGCAGCACAACAACGCGTCAGGTTTGGATTGATCGTAATGGCACGTCGGAGTTGTACAACAACTCGATGCCTGATACAAATCTTGCGCCACTTCTGTGCCGTAATCCTGCGGACCTTGTAGTTGCTCAGATGTCTCCGCTGCTCAAGATGCCGTTGGCGCCTGTCAGCACGACGTTTGAATATCTGCTTCTCCTGTATCACACGCTTGTCGTGAAGGCTCCGGAGCGTCAGATCATCTTCAAGAACGTTGGTCTGCTCACATAACATTCTTCTGAATGCGGTATAATTCATACCGGGCTATGCCGCCGATGCCCTCAACACGAGGCGTGTCGGCGGCTTTGCTTTAGTCAAAAGAAAAAGGAAAATTATCATGGCAAGGGAAAGCGCAGTTGTTCGTGCAGCAAGGGCAAAGGCAGAATTAGAGGAATCCGCAAGGGCTCAGGCAGAGATTGCGAAGCAAGCAATCAAGGCCATTGATAACGGAGCAGATCCCGAATTGGTCGCTACGTTGGCGATGCAAGCAGCCAATGCTGTCTCCAATCCTGTTGTGGAGGAAGCTCCTGTTGCTCCATATGTGGAGCCGTTGCGCCACGACTTTACCGGTCAATCAATGAAACAAGTCCGTCTTGTTGACTGGAGCGCTGATGCGTCTGCAACTACATGGATGTTTGACATGCCAAATGGTGTGGGATTTTGCCTGAATATCGACTCGAATGGAAAATCGGAAGTTCCAGAATCTGTTGCAGAGTATCTTGTCACTCATCGTTCGGGATTCGCGTTCTGCGAATGAAAGCAATAAGGTCATAATATGTCCATTCCGGAATATGTCTTCATACACAGAGTTCAGGAATTCTATGACCAACTTCGTGCTGGAAAAAATCTTTGGAAAATCGACGAAACACTGAATTTCATTGACGAAAAAGGCAGGGAAATCGTCAAGCGATGGATTCAGGACGAACGATACAAATGGACACTCGGTCGTGGTTACTCTGTCCTGACGCAGCCTCCTCCGCTTATCAGCCTCGTTGTTGATGGAGATCACGACCGACCTTCCGGACAAGTCCTTGGCAATTATGCTGATGACGGCATCTCATACAACGAAGATGGAATTGCTCAGGAATATTGGCAGCAGAATGTTCGATTGAAAACAGGAACATTCCTGTTTGTTTTGATTGCGCCAAATTCAGACATGCTCAATGCCATGTACTGTCTTCTGGAACGAGCACTTTATGAGGGTGAATCTGCGCCTATCAATGAAACGGGAATAATAAGTTTTGAACATTATGGAATAACTGAATTAAGTTATAGCGGAAGCGACATACGTCCTGACCAGAACTACGCTCCTACATCAACATTTGCTCGCACGCTCAGTGTGTCTTGTACCTATCCGCACAATTGGTCAGGAAGAATTTTTGGTACAGACGGTTATGCGTTCTCTGTTGATTTTGGCGATATTTATGAGGACGGAATACAAGAGCAACAAAATCCTCTGATTGTAAATGGCGAAAGAGTTCTCGATTCATCTGAAAGCGCTGTTTATAAAGATTCGCCGGGAGTAAGTCTCTCGGCAGTGACGTTTGGATCACTCGCTCCGGTTATCATGACGACCAATGGAAACATTCCTTGCATTGATAATTTGATTTTTGTGCCACAGAATACTGCACTGATCTTTGACGCGAGCATTGGCGCAGTGACAACATCGGGAAGTGCTGCTGGTCTGTGGAGATTTGCGGGCGTAATCCGAAGGGAAACGACAACCTATTCCACCAAGCTAATTGGCGTGACAACTCCCACTGTTGTTGCTGATTGGCAATTTTCTGCAACATACGTAGAGGTGTACGAGGATACCAGCATTGGCGCATTGATGATTTCCGTTTCTGGAACTCCAAATATTGAATTATATTGGAATGCAAACGTCCAGATAAAGGAAATAAAATAATGGCTAGGATCTATGGAGTAACAAGCGTCACAAATGCAGATTGCTTCAATGGAGTTAATGAGGGAGTGTTCCTTCGTGGAAAAACACAAGGAACTGGATCCACGTTTCTTACGACAGGCGGAGATACTTTTGAAAAACTTTGCAATACATTTGTTATTGGATCCAATACTGCACTGATCTTTGACGTAAGCATTGGCGCAGTGACAACATCGGGAAGTGCTGCTGGTCTGTGGAGATTTTCGGGCGTAATCCGAAGGGAAACGACAACCTATTCCACCAAGCTGGTTGGCGTGACACCTCCCGCCGTTATTGCTGATCCGCAATTTGCTGCAACATACGTAGAGGTGTACGAGGATATCAGCATTGGCGCATTGATGATTTCCGTTTCTGGAACTCCAAATATCGAATTATATTGGAATGCAAACTTCCGGATAAAGGAAATGAAATAATGATTAAAATTTATGGAGTAACAAGCGCCACAAGTGACTCCAGTGCAAGTAATCAAGGCTTGATTCTTACTGGAATAACGCAAGGATCTGGCACAACTTTTCTTACAAAAAATGGGAACGCCATTGAAAACAGTTTAAATTCATTAATCATTAGATCAAATGCTGCGTATGCATGCCAAATAACCATTGTTGCTTCTACCGATACAAATCCCAAATATTCCGCTCGTTGGAATATGAATGCGCTTGTGCATCGTTATGTGAACGAAAGCAGTGTACGCATCGTTGGTGTTTCGATGGTTGATGCCATGTCAGATGTGGAACTCTCCGCATTGCAGGTTCGGCTTTCTGAAAATACCACGTATGGATCATTAAGCATACAGTGTACTGGAATAGTTCAATATACTGTAATTAATTGGATTGCAACAATTGTATTGACGGAGGTCTAGCATGGCTGTCGTAACATTTAGCGCCGCAAAACAAACAACATTTACCACACCTATTGAAGGTTCAGATGCACTAGGTGGGTTGACAGTAACACGGGCAAGTCAGAATACCACTGGCAGTGCGGTATTGACCGTCAATAGCCTTGCGGTTGGAGCAAGTATCGCTGATGCCTATGGTCTCTATGTAAATAGTCCAGCCATTGCTTCTACGTTTACCTTGACGAACGCATATGGTGCGTACATTGCCGCTCCTGCTGGAGCAGGCACACGAACCAATGCGTACACGCTGGCTCTTGCCGCTCCAACCGGAGCAGGAACAGACAATTATTCCCTACTTGCTGCCGGTGCCGCAAAAATTGGCACAGCAATTGACACAGCATCTGCATCGTTCAATCTTGTCAATACAAATGCCACCACGATTAATTTCGCCGGAGCAGCAACAACACTCAACATTGGCGCGTCTAGCGGAACTACTACCGTCAATAATGATCTGAGCATTGCTACCGGCAAGACGTTCAAGATCAACGGAGTCACCACTCTTTCCGCAACGGCACTCGGCACCGCTGTTGTCAGCTCGTCGCTTACCAGTGTTGGAACCATTGCAACAGGCGTGTGGCAAGGAACCACCGTTGCAGTTGCGTATGGCGGAACGGGCACTTCGACTGGATCGATCACTGGTACAGGAGCATTGACATTCACCGCAGGAGGAAGCAATCAGAACGTCAATCTTGTTGCAACCGGAACCGGAACGATTGATGTCGGCGGAGCAAGAATCACTAGTGTCGGCGCACCTACACAATCCACCGATGGCGTCAACAAGGCGTATGTGGATACGTATCGCACAGGACTTGATGTCAAGGACTCGGTCCACGTTGCAACGGTTTCAGATATTTCTACGCTTATCACCAACGCGGCAGCGGCGTCAACATTCACCATCGACGGTCATGTTATTTATGCGGCGGTATTTACTGGCGCGATCAGTGGCACAACACTGACGGTCACGGCAATATCTGCAGGAACACTGGAGCCGGAACATGTTATTCTTGGCGGCTCTGCGCAGACGAATACATACATTGTCCAGCAGTTGACAGGCACCGTTGGAGGAACAGGAACGTACCAAGTCTCAGTTAGTCAGACTGTTGCTTCCACATCATTGACATCTGGTATGCGGGTCTTGGTTAAGGATCAGACCACTGCAACGCAAAATGGTATCTACATTGCGCAAACAACTGCATGGGTACGTGCTGCTGATTTTCCTGCGGGAATTTCTTCGTTCGTTGCGCCGGGTGCATTCGTCTTCACCGGATACGGTACCGTCAATGCGGCCATTGGTTATGTTCTGCAAACGGCTGGAGAAGCACCGATCAATGTCGGTACAACCGCTATCTCCTTCTCGCAGTTCTCGGGTGCGGGACAGGTACAAGTCACTGCTCCCCTGCTCAAGAGTGGAAATACCCTGAGCATTGATACCGCTGTTGTCGCAACCAATTCCAACACGATGACGTTATCGGGAAAGACCATTGCGTACTCCGGGCTTTTGTTCAATGACAACACAGGAACGCCGAAGACCATCACACTGGCTTCCCCCGCTTCGCTTGCGGCAAATATTAATATTACCTTTCCGTCAACAACAGACACGCTCGTCGGTAAGGCAACGACTGATACATTCACGAACAAGACGTTCGACACCGGAGGTAGTGGCAACTCATTCAGCATTGCTGGAACGGCGATTACCGCTAAAACAGGAACTGGATCGGTAGTTCTTGCGACCAGCCCTTCCCTGACAACGCCGAATTTCTCGTCCATTGTCAATACGGGAACACTGACGCTTCCGATAAGCACTGATACGCTCGTCGGTAGGGCAACGACCGATACGTTCACGAACAAGACGTTCGACACCGGAGGTAGTGGCAACTCATTCAGCATTGCTGGAACGGCGATTACCGCTAAAACAGGAACTGGATCGGTAGTGCTTGCAACCAGCCCCTCCCTGACAACGCCGAATTTCTCGTCCATTGTCAATACGGGAACACTGACGCTTCCCACAAGCACTGATACGCTCGTCGGTAAGGCGACGACCGATACGTTCACCAACAAGACGTTTGACACGGTTGGTGCTGGAAATGTGTTTCGCATTAATGGCACTCAGATTAGCGATATTGTCGGTACAGGAAAAGCAGTTCTTGATCAAAGCCCTACAATCACTTCTCCAATATTTGCAACTTCCTCAACACAGAATATCTTTGAGGTATTCAAGTCGCAGGCATCGGTCGCAGCGCCGACCAGTACCGATCTTCGACTGTACAACAAATCCTCCTCGTTGTTTGTTCAAAACACCACTGCGGAATATCAGCTTCTTCACACAGGTAACGCCACGTACTTTAATTTGGGATCAAACAGCAATACCGTTGCGGCAGGCTATCGCAGAGTTGGTGTCTATCTTCTGTATGGACAAACTACAAACGCAACGGTAACTCGTTTGACAAGTGCGGGTGTGACGACGCCAACATCGAGTAACGTCATTGCGCTACCCACTACCGTTGGCACGACGTGGTTTGCCAAGATTTATATTACGGCGTGGAATTCGACCGACTCCGCTGGTGCCGCATGGGAAATCTCCGCAGTGTTTCGAAAGACATCCACTGGCGGAACGTTGACGTTGCTCGGTGACCCGGTGGTCATTGCTGCTGCTGACGCAAGCCAGACAGCGCTGGAAATTACGGTACAATCGGATAATGCTGTCGTTTCGGACTCCATTGATATTCAAGTAAAGGGCATTGCATCCAAGACAATCAACTGGACAGTCAATATCCAGACCACTGAAGCCGGATAGGATTAATAATGCCGAGTTTTACGGCCACAAACAGCGTTGACGTTGTTGGTAGTCAGGTAGTCACCGGCGGCCTGACTATCGGTGCCATTGCTCAAGGCACAGAAGTCGCCGCGGGCCTCAAGGTCACGACAGGCGGAGCAACCATTGACTCCGGCGGATTGACTGTTACGCTTGGTGGAGCCACGGTATCCGCTGGGGGGCTAACGGTTTCTGCCGGAGCAGCAACTGTTCCTTATCTGTCTCTTACTGGCATCAGTTCTGATGTCAATGCGGGAGCCAGATTCGTCGGCGGTATTGCCAGTGGCGCTCCACTCGGAGGCACATATCTCGTCGGTGATGTGGTCGTTGATCGCACAGGCAAGATATGGATATGCACCACTGCTGGCTCTCCGGGAACATGGACGCAGGTTTCAGGCACTGGCGGAGGTGGAAGTTCCGGCACCACCACCAATGCATTGACTATAGGCACAGGGCTGTCGGGAACAAGCTTTAACGGCTCTGCTTCAGTGACGATTGCATTGGCAAGCACTACTGTCGCTGCAGGTTCGTATACAGCCGCAAATATCACCGTTGATGCTCAAGGAAGAATCACCTCTGCATCCAGCGGAACAGCATCATGGTCAGGCGATAGTTCGGTATTCTCGATTAGCAGCGATGGATTAATCATCGGACTTGAGAAAACAACTTTATCAAATGTCATTGGTACGGCCCCAGTATCCGTCGCAATCACTAATGGCGCAGCAACAATAAGCATGGCTTCAGCCACAAGCAGTGCAAATGGTTATTTGAGCTCCGCCGACTGGACGACGTTCAACAACAAGGGTACCGTTACGAGCGTGGCTGCACTTACCATCGGTACGACAGGTACTGATGTGGGATCGTCGGTTGCTACCGGCACTACCACTCCTGTGATCACGCTGAACATTCCCACAGCATCTGCTGAGAACAGAGGCGCATTGAGTGCAGCCGACTGGACGACGTTCAACGCAAAACAGGCCGGTGACGCGGACTTGACAGCAATTGCCGCGTTAACCGGGACATCGGGATTTTTGAAAAAGACGGCTGCTGACACGTGGTCGCTGGATACCGCAACGTATCTGACAGGAAACCAGTCCATTACCGTGAGCGGAGACGCTTCTGGTTCGGGTACAACCGCGATTACCCTGACACTGGCTACAACGGGAGTCAGCGCCAGTACATACCGAAGCGTCACGGTAGACACCAAGGGTCGGGTCACTGCCGGAACGAACCCCACCACTCTGGCTGGGTACGGAATCACCGATGCCCAGCCTCTGGATGCAGACCTGACGGCAATTGCCGGTTTGGCCGGGACATCGGGACTCTTGAAGAAGACGGCTGCCGACACGTGGTCGCTCGATACCGCAACGTACCTGACAGGAAACCAGTCCATTACCGTGAGCGGAGACGCTTCTGGTTCGGGTACAACCGCGATTACCCTGACACTGGCTACAACGGCAGTAACTGCGGGTTCGTACACAGCAGCTAACATTACGGTTGACGCAAAAGGACGAATCACTGCAGCATCGAACGGCACGGGTGGTAGCGGCGTTACAAAACAGCAGGTTTTTGGAATGCGAACAATTTTTTCATAAAAGGACAAAATAATGACAGCGCCAAACATCGCCAATACCGCTTCTGGATATGGAAAAACTGCTGGTTTAGCAGTTACCACGGCTGCAACTGCCATACTTACGAATAGCGCATCTTCAGGCAAAGTGTTAAAGACTAATTCGTTAATTATTTCAAATATTAATGGAACGGCTGCGGCAGACATAACTGTTGATATATACAAAAATCAAGCTACCTCGTATCGCTTGGCATATATTATTAGTGTTCCTGCCAAGGCAACGCTTGTAGTGCTTTCCAAAGATACTGGAATATATCTTGAAGAAAATGACAGCATTCGATTGACTGCAAGCGCAAATTCATACTTAGAAGCAGTAATAAGTTATGAGGAAATTACATAATGGCTTTTGGGTACACAAAACAATCAAGCATAATAGGATCGCAATACGTACCGCGAACTGGAGTTCATGACATTTTGCATGCACAAACTGTAGGAGGAAGTCTTCAGGTATCTAGAATTTCTGGATTTACGCCAGCAGTTTCTGGCATGGGAAACGTGGGCGCTGGCGGATCAGGACAAAGTGTTACAAACACATTGACCATCACTATTCCTGCCGCATCAAATCGAATGTTGTTTGCGTATCAATTTTCCAATCAGAGTGGTTTTTTTGTCACTCCTCCAACGTATCCGGTTGGCGGAGTTGCAACCAGCATGACAAAATTCTTGGATTTGACTGGATCATCAGGCGTTGCAGGAATGGCTGCATGGTATTTGGCTAATCCTGATAGTTCTGGTACTTGTACATTTAACACAAATGGATGTGCGTTTTATGGAACTGCGGTTGATTGCTTGAAAAATGTGCATCAAACTAGTCCAGTAAGCACTCCGGGTTCAAATAGAGGTGCTGGAGGAACAACGTGGAGTTATTCTATTACCACAGGAATGAACTCTGCTCATAACTTAGTCGTGTCATATTTAAACGGATGGAACAAAAATTTTGTTATTACTTCTCCGAGTGGATGGGGGACGGCAAAATGGTCAGCTCTTTATGACGCGCAATGGAGGACGTGGGAGTATGAATATGTTCCCCCGAGTGGCTCTACGAGTTTTTCGGTATCCGGGACCATGGATAGTAATTCGGACAACTGGGCTGTTGCTGGATGGGCAATTCAAGGTGCAACAGGATGAGAAGAAATTCATCTATTATAGGAGGATTAAAAAATCCTTCTGCTCAATCAGAGCTCTCTGATTCTGGAATTTTTGATTTATTTGATCAATGCATGTACAGCAAGTCCGGAATTTGGCAAAACAAATTTATTAATACATCACTGAATTTATCTTCTATAAATGAAACCAATTCTATAACAGTTTTAATAAGCGTAACTGCTGGAGCGTATCCGGTGGGAACATATTATTTTAGCATTGAGACAGTAAGTGGCACTATTACTGCTGGCGATTTTGCAATTGGTGCCCTTAGTGGTTCGTTTTCTTTGACAGGAACGTATGCCTCATCATCTGGAACAATTGCTCTTTCGACGACTACTGACGCCTTCACTGAAGGCTCTGAACAATTTAATGTCACTATCCGATCTGGAAGCGTGTCTGGAACAATAATTGCCACAACACCTACAATTACAATTCTTGATACAAGTTTAACAGGATCAGCAACATCGGCGACGTTTACCTCTACTACCCTGAGCAGTGACCCCGGAGATCTTGCATTTACTGTCCTATACTCTGGTGCTGCGTTAGATGAGGGAAATGTATCGGTGGACGTTGGGTTTAGTTTTAATTTTCTTGGCGGCACATACAGTAGAGTAGGCATTAATTCTAATTCGTATGTTGTTTTTGGGGTATCTTCACCAGCTACTGCTTTTACTTATCCCTATTATTCTTTTACCGCATCAGGACCGGCTTTTCCGGGCATAGGAGTTTGCGCTCATCCCGGCAGCTCTACGGATGAAAATTATCAATTTGTTGGATACAGGACAGTTAGTTCAGGTGTTTTTCAAATACGATGGAAAGGAGGCTATCCATACACTACAACCACCGTCAATCGAATTTGGGACATGACTTTTACTTCTGCGTCTAATACAATCAAATTGGAATTACGAACAATTAATGCTAAAGATGCATCTGGAAGCGGATCATATGTGGTAGCAAAAAATTCCACCACATTTATAGGAAATTCTGCTGTGCCTACAGATGGAACGGCATACAATATTGTTACAACATAAGAGAGAAACAAAATGATTGAATTGTATAGTTATAATGGACAATATCCTTCTGTTCTTCCTGAGAGCATTCGAATGCCCAATGGATTAACTCGCACAGATTCCACAACATTTACTAACGAAGAAATTTTGCTGGCAGGATATGTTCGTGTTCACAATCCTCCATTATACAATGATCAAACAGAGAATATTTCATGGGAACTTGACCATTGGAAAATTTCGCCAAAATCTCCTGAAGAATTAACAATAATTATTTCCAATAAATGGCATCAAATTCGCTCAGATAGAAATATTCTGCTGATGCAAAGTGATTGGCTGATCATTAAATCTTTGGAATCTGGGTCAATTGTACGATCCGATATCCTTGAGTATCGGAGATTATTGCGAGATATTACTCTTCAGACTGATCCATATTCCATTGAATGGCCACTAAAACCCGCAGAGTTATTGTAAGTTTTGTCTTTTAAAACGATAGGCAAGATATTTCTAGTCTGACCGAGAATGATATATTTAAAGTAAGGGAAACAAAATGGCGCAAGCATACAAAAGACTAGGAACAATAACCGCAACAGCGACCGGTAGTCCTGCTGGATCAACCGCCAACTTGCTGCACACATGTACTGGCACAGCAAGCATTGCCAGTACCATCGTTGTATGCAATACAAGCGGATCATCTGCTACGTATCGCGTCTGTGTGTCTGCGTCCACGAGTTTTCCTACAGGTTCCGGAGCAAATGCTTATGACGGATATCTTGCATATGACGGAACAGTGAACGCAAATGATTCGGTATTCCTTACCATCGGAGTAACTCTAGACGCGACGAATAAATATCTTCTTGTTTCAGCAAGTAGCGCTTCAGTGTCGTTTAGTGCATTTGGTGTGGAAATGTCGTAATGGTGATCAGAACGCTCTCTTCGTCTGGGCTAACTATTGCAGCAAACATTGCGGCAGGAACAGGGCTGTCTGCGTCCATTTCAAATGGAACGACAACGCTGTCTCTGGCGAATACGGGAGTTGCAGCCAGCACATACCGGAGCGTGACGGTAGATGCCAAGGGAAGAGTCACGGCCGCGACAAATCCGACGACGCTATCGGGCTACGGAATTACGGATGCTCAGTCTCTCGATGCTGATTTAACTGCCATCGCAGGACTCGTAGGAACGACTGGTTTCCTGAAGAAAACCGCGGCTGATACATGGGCCTTGGATACCGCAACGTATCTGACGGCAAACCAGTCCATCACCGTTGACGGAGATGCCACGGGTTCCGGAGCGTCAGCGATTACCTTGACGCTGGCGAATACGAACGTTACCGCAGGATCGTACACCAATACGAACATCACTGTTGACGCAAAAGGACGCATTACCTCAGCAACTAGCGGAAGTACGGTAGGCACAACAACGAACTCGCTCACTGCTGGAACTGGATTATCTTTTGATTCTGGCACTACGTTTAATGGGTCGGCCGCAAAAACTCTTTCAGTCAATGCAAATCAAATATTTACGCAAATCTCCGGGGCCAATGCAGGCAGTGGAGTCACTGATACTGCTGGCAGTCCTTTGACGCTCCTTGGCGGAACCAGCACTGGAACTGCTGCCGGTGGTGCAATCATCTTCCGCACCGCTGCTGCTGGCATAACCAGTGGCACGACAGAGACTTCTGCGCATGAGCGCATGCGAATCACTCCTGACGGAGACGTTGGAATTGGAACAACAGCGCCTTCTTCATCCTTGGAGGTGCGCAAAAATTCTTCTACACTTGGCGCAAATTTGATTTTGAATAATACTAACGGATCTACTGGAAGTTCAGTAGCAATACGATTTGCTTTAAATAGCGCATTTTCTGCCGAAATACGCGCAATTCAAACCGATGTAAGTGCATTTACCGGCAACGTTTCTTCAGGATCCGGAACTACTGATTTGGTTTTTTTAACATATAGCGGCATTGGAAATGCTGCGGAACGATTGCGAATTACAGGAAAAGGTGCAGTTCGCTTCATTGGCTCTACAGCAGGATATGTAGGATTAGTCTCTCCGGCAACGGGAGACAACACTACCTATACCCTTCCTGCTTCCGCACCGTCTGCTGGACAATACCTTCGTTCTGATGGAAGTAATAATTTATATTGGTCATCGCTGGTTTCTGCGCAAAGCACTTCAAATCTATCGGTCACTTTTGCTGCTGCAATCTCTGCATATGACACTGCAACTTCCATAGCCACTTCAACATGGACGGGATCACAGGCCATCACTTTGGACCTTCCCAGTACTGGAGTGACTGCGGGATCGTACACCAATACGAACATCACTGTTGATGCAAAAGGAAGAATCACCGCAGCGGCAAACGGCACAGGTGGCGGAGGCGCATCCCTTTCTGTTGGATCTTCATTACTCTTTAACAGCGGAACAACATTTGACGGATCTGCTGCAAAAACCATTTCGATCAATCTTGCCAATGCCAATACTTGGACAACGGCGCAAACGTTCTCTTCCGGATTCATTACCAATGGCGTACAAATAACCGCTATTGAAAATCCTACAATTGATCTTGGAGGAAGAACCGGTGGATTAACCCCTCTCGTAAATGATGGATACGACAAGGGAATTACTTTTCAGTGGCATAATGGAACTATTGCAAAAAAGGGATTCTTTGGGTTTCAAAGAACAACACAGAATTTCGTCTATATTCCAGATGCCACAATAACTGATGGCGTTGTTTCGGGAACACAGGGAACTGTGGTTGGCGTCAATCCTGTTACCCAAGGACAGATTTCTCTTTCGGCGCAAAACCAATGGACCGCTGAACAGAACTTCAGTGCAGGAGTCAGGATTTCGGGAAATACCAGCACCTCTCCTTCGCCCGGATTGATCTATGACTCCATTATTCCTGACGACATATCTTCAAAATTTGACGGAAGAACAACCGTTTTTTCATTAAAAAGAAATCAATCAGACATACTATCAATTGTTGACTCAAAAGATTTGGAACTGTACATCAGCGGCAGAAGACTGACTCCATACGTGAAGCAAATCTCATATCCTTGGATCATGGATTATGATGGATTTCGTGGATATCGCGTAAGAAATGGTAGAATTACGATATACAATGCTCCCGACGCTGGGGAAAGCTCCTATTCTGTCATAAATAAAATAAGCATTGCACAATCAAGCAGAAAATATCCGTTCAGTTCTTGTACAATAGTGCTGGGCGATTGAAAATATTTCGGGGAGAAACAAATGGCAAAGCATGTAATTTTGGAATCATACTCATTTACTCCATCTACAAGAACCATTGTAGTAAATGGGAAATATATCCGTGCCGAACAACTTCTCCTTGTGACAAATGTTACGAGAAATATTGTCATTTATAATTTTAGTGATCCAGATCTGGGGTTTACCGCATGCACGCCAACAGCGACGCTGGGTGTGGAAACAACCACCATCGTGCTGGCATATAACACGACTGCTCATTCTTCGACTGACAAGTTAAGCATTCTTTTTGAGGAGACGTATTCTGAAATTACTCCGTCAGAAACGCTCATGGACCCTGTTGGCAAAATGCGGACAAGCACTCCTCAGTCGCTGATTGATACAGACTTTGAGTATGGCACGCAACCAACCAAGTGGGAAAGTATTTCTACATTGAATTTGCGACCAAGCGCATTTTATGATGCAACCGTTGCGCTGCTCGGCATTTCCAATATTACATCCTCTGGAACTACCGTAACGGTGACGACAACTAGCACACTCGGACTAGCCGTTGGAACTCCCTTTTTTATCATTGGCACGTATGACACGGCCAACGCCGATGGATGGTGGGTAGTAGATACCATTTCAACTAATGTTTCTTTCACCTATCGCACATTCGTTGCTCCTACGCAAATTTCCTCTACATTACTTGATTCATCAAAAACGTATGTATTTGCTGGAACTTTTTATACTGGATCATCAATTCCTATTGCGGCAAATGCAGGTACTGCGATGACGCTGAATGGAACAATACTGACTTGCACAACAACAAATGAGCATGGGCTGAATGTCGGCAATCATGTATTTATTGTAGGCACAACTGGTGTTACTGGAGTCAATGGAACGTGGGCTGTTGCCACGACTCCTACGAAAAATACCTTCACTATCTCCACTGCTCTTACAGGAACAATTACAACCACGACAACTTCGCTTTACTCAAGAACTCAAGGGTATGTCACACACAGAGCATTTGATGGTGGTGTGCAGTTCAGCAATCAATTGGCATCACATGGATATCAAGTAACACGACAAACAAGAAGGTATTTTCGATATCAATCAGGAAAAGGTATTCAGTTTTCTACTGGAACAATTTTCAAGCCTTCTCTGCAAGTTGATACAATTACCAGTTCTGGAACAACTGTCACTATTACGACAAAATATCCACACGGACTTGCTCCCGGAGCGTATATCAGTGTTTCAGGATGTATTGAAACCGCATATAACGGCATATTCCTTGTTGCCACGGTGGCTAACGTACTTACATTAACGTATACCGCTGCCACCACTCCTTCGGCGGCTACAGCCACATCCAACGCAACAAGCGGCATTTTTACGGTTGCTCCATCGTCATGGTACGGGAGCGCCAACCGTGTCGGAATGTTTGATTATCAAAATGGTTTCTTTTTTGAATTTGATGGACAAACCCTTTATGTTGTAAAAAGAAGTAGTACGACTCAGTTAAGTGGAACAATTGCTGCTACCAACGGATCTTCATCAATTGTTGGGACGGGAACCGCATTTTCAACTCAATTGAAGCCCGGAGATTATGTCGTAATTCGCGGAATGTCCTATCTTGTTTCAAATATCAGTACTGATACTGCCATGAATATTTATCCAGAATATCGAGGTACAACCATTGTTGCCAGAGGAATTCTTTCCAAAACTCTCGAAATTCGCGTTCCTCAGTCGCAGTGGAATATTGACAAAGCGGACGGAACTGGCTATAGCGGATTTACTCTTGACCTTTCTAAAATGCAAATGTTTTATATTGATTATTCTTGGTATGGTGCTGGAGCGATTCGATTTGGATTCAAGAATAACCGCGGTGAAGTTATGTATGTGCATAGAATGGTCAATAATAATGTCAACACTGAAGCATACATGCGATCTGGAAATCTTCCCGCCCGATACGAAGTAAATACAATTGCTCCGTATACGTACTTGACGCAAACTCTGGCAAATACTGCTCTTTCAGGATCAGATCTTTTTGTTTCCGATACATCGCGTTTTCCTGCATCGGGAACAGTGATCGTGTCTAGCAACACCGCAACAACCGGTGCAATCGAATACATCACCTATTCTGGGAAAACCAGTACTGCGCTAAATATTACAGGCCGCGCAGCAGCCGGAGGAACTGGATCGGCGCAAACGTTTACGTATTCTGCCGTTGCTCCACAAAAAGTGGAATTGTACAGTCCTGCACAGGCTAGCACCATTTCTCACTGGGGTTCTGCCGTTTCCATGGACGGAAGATATGATGATGACAAGTCTCTTGTGTTTGCCGCTGGTATAAACACACCGGCTATATTCAATAGCACGACTGTTCGTCGTCCGCTTATTGCGCTACGAGTTTCCCCTAGTGTGGATAATGGATTTATTGGACTTCTCGGCCAAAGAGAAATTGTCAATCGCATGCAGTTGATCTTGCGCCAAATGGACGTGTATACCACGCTCGCCGCTTTCAAGATTGATCTTGTTCTTAATGGAACATTTGGAGGAACACTCCCTGTGTGGACAGCCGTTGGCGGCAGTAGCCTTGCGCAAGTTGCATATTTTACCAATACCGACAATACTGTTGTCTCTGGAGAAATCATTTTGACATTTTTTACCAATCTTGGCGGAGTAACACAACAGGAATTGGCACTTGTCCGGGATATGGGAAACAGCATTCTTGGCGGAGGAAATACCACTTCGCTTGCGGGTGTGTTGAACAAATTTCCCGATGGTCCTGACGTGATTACCGTTTGCGCTTCGCCGGTTATTTCTACAGCAAATGCGTCGCTTATCTCTCGACTGTCTTGGACGGAAGCACAGGCGTAATGTCAAAAAGGGATTACATCAAGCACTACTCATCGCCGAATGAGCCATCTGACGCTCAGGCCGGTGATGAGTGGTACAACACTGCAACAAATAAATTGTACAAAAGACTTATTGATAGCGGAACAACAACAAGGTGGCTTGAACTTTCACAAGATAGAACTGTGTCTTCAGGAACATCATCGGCGATTTCCGCTGCACTTGCTGCAACTCCTAGTGCAGCAATAGCATCCATTGTCACTATTGCCGGAACAAATTTATCCAACAGGATATCGTTTTCAAACATTCCTCTAACATATAAAAATTTGCAATTAACGGGAAGTGTTGCTACAACATATAATGCGCAAAGTTACTATCTTTGTGTAGATTTCTATAAAAATGGCTCCAGATTGCCTTTTAATTGGATGTTTTACCAGTTTTACAGTACTTCAGGGTATAATGGAACTTATGGTAACGGTCAAAATTATGCATATTTCTGGTATGGTGGCGGTTATACTACATCAGCAGGCATGGCTGGAGCAATTCAAATACTATTTGCTGATTATGTAAATCAAATTGGATCTCAGGGCACTATGTCTTATAATCATGGATACTCCGCCGCCCCGCACATATCAAATTTTTCTTTTGTTAATGGAGTATCACGGCAGGGTTTTGATAGATTTGATTTGTACTGGACAACCTCGGTCGGAAGTGATGCTGGAACGCAATACTGGACAACAGATACTAAATTAACGCTGTATGGATTATTGTAATGAAAAAAATTGTAGCAAACTGCGAAACGGGAGAAATTGAAGAAATTGAACATGATGAATGGGTGGAATCTAGCGATGTAATTCCAATCATTGAATCTGTTGCACAGCAAGAATCTGCTGCATTGCTTTCTGCACTTTCTGTCTTGCAAGAAAAAGTATCGCAAATTAATGAAATGCAACAATCCATCATTTCTTCGTTATCACTTATTGCAAATGCCGGACCTGAAATTCAGATGCCAGATTTTTCTGGTGGATTGCCTCCTAACGGCGAAGGCAAAGGACTGATCACCATTCAGCGTGCGGAAGAATTATTTCAACTTGAAGCATCCAGACTTCTTTCATCATATAACAAACAAATTATTGATACTCTACAAAAGCCTTCGGAGTAATACGTAATGCCAGCATCTTCTACGTCAGTAAGCATTAGCGCGGCAAGCTCGGCTATTACTGCGCTATCTGTTGATACGGGAACAGTGAGTCTTGCTGGCGGACTTTCTGTGTCGAGTGGCGTCAATATTCTTGATACCGGACTTGTGCTGTCCGCCATGACGACACCGGCAGCACCGGGTGCTTCGAAGAGCAGGATTTACGCCAAATCTGATGGAAATCTTTATTTCCAATCCGGAACATCGGCAACAGAGAAACGTATTGCGGATACTGTAGGACTTTCCGCATCAGCATTTACGGACACCACGGTAGCAACAAACATTACGTCTGGCACTATTAGCGCGGCTCGACTTCCCGGAGTCATTCCCACTCTTACGGTCACAAATCTTATTGCTAATCTATCTCAAGAATATTCAAGTTTTACCAAGACTGGCACACAGACCCTTAGAATACGAGTAGGCACAGCATTGACTACCGAGACGGGTGCAAATGCAGGGTCGGAATTCTACATCAGCACGTATGCTGATGATGGATCGACACTTATTGCTACGCCATTTCGCATCAAAAGAGGCGGACAAGTCTTGGTGGGAACGTGGACTTCCGATCTTAGTGCTGGCGGATACGCATTGAATATGCGAACCACCGCAAGCAATGATGGATTATTTCTTACTGACTCAACTCGCTTCATGTTAGCTCTTCCCGGAACAACAGGAACTGGGTCATTTAATAATCTCGTTTCCGCCAATGACAACGCGATTATCTTTAGCGCCGGATCGGCAGGAACCGGAAATTTCGTATTGGCTCCGTGGTTCAACGGAACGGGCGGCATGCGAATGAACAACACGGGCGAAGTGGGGTTCTCCGGAAATCCTGTTTCTGGATACCAACTTGACGTTTCCGGAGTTGCTGGCATAACTGGAAAGTTGTCCATTGCTCCCTCCGGAACAGGAAAAGATAACGCCTATAACGGGGCTTTAGTCATTACCAAACCAACTGCTTCTGGTCAATATATCAATTTGATTCGATCTGGCAATACCGTATGGTCTATTGGGTACGCATATAATACTAATAATTTCGCCATTGGCGGCGGAAACGCTACGGATTCCAGTTTTACCGCTCCGGGATTTCAAATAACTACCGGAAATCTTTTCAGCATGGGAGCGGGAACTCCCGTGGGAAGTACTTTGAGCATTGGCGGAAATGGAATTACTCTTACTCCCACGTATGGAGCCTTATTGAGTAACAGTTATTATGATACGTCTTGGAAATTTGCTGGAAACGGATATGCGTGGGGATTTGGCAATAATTTTGGCGGAACGACCTATGGTGTTACTCTTGGAATTAGTACCGTCAATAATGCAAGTGGTGCTGCTGCTACGTTATTCTGGAATCCATATTTTAATTTTCATGCAACAGGCGCTCTAGCCGTTGGCACAACAGTTAATTATGGAGTTATTACGGCATTTGGGCAATCCGGAAGCACCACCAGTGGATGGTTTGGGAATGGCAATGCGGGCAGTTATGCCAATATTTCCGTTTCTTCCAATGACAGATTGATGGATTTTGGCATTCGAAGCTCCACCTACTCTGGCGGAGAAGCAGCATATATTTATCTTAGTTCCACAACAACGCCGTTTTCAATTTACACTTCCGCATCAGAACAAATTAGAATTCCTCCTACCGGAGGATTGCAAATCAATAACAGCAAGGGTTTGACATTTCTTACTCATGCATCAGAAACCGCAGCTCGGGCAAATTTCACCGACATAATCTATGCACTGTATACAGGAAGTGATTCCTTTCGCCTTCAGGTTGGGAATCGCTCACTTGGATGGAATGGAACAACTTCTACTGCAATGTCTGCAGATAATGGATATCTTGAGATTGCAACAGGCGACAGCGCAACTGAGCCAATTTATGTTAGTCAATATACGTATGTTGCTCCGTATACTACAGGAACAGCGTCGCAATCTGGAAACACCATTACCGGATCTGGTACAGGATGGACAGTATCGAACGCTCCGGTCGGATCAGAGTTTGTTTTTACCGGAAGCATTCCCCCTGTTCGGGGAGGAACAATCAAAGCCGTTGTCAGCACCACTCAGTTGACTGTAGATGTCAATCAGACAGTGGCAAGCGCAACATACACCATTGGGCCAAATTCTGGATTCTTTGGAGCGTTAAACCGAAGAGCGTCTCTTCTTGACGAGAGTGGATATACGTCTTTTCCATTGCGTCTTGGAATTGGTACTACTCCAACCATTCCTCTGGATATTGTTACCAACGACAATGTCACGTATACCAATGTCATGACGGGACTTGCTTCCGCATTATCTGTTGGCAATACGGCGTATTTTGGAATAGGAAAAGCAAATAGTACAAACAACTCTGTCGCGTGGGGCTTTTATAATGCGGGATCTGGAAGCACGAGCAATCGTTCCGATTTGACATTTTGGGGAGGGTCACCGCTACTGTCGGTTCTTGCTTCCGGAAATGTGGGAATTGGAATAACCGCCCCTGCTGCAAAACTCGATGTTGCTGGGACATTGAGACTCAACGGCACAACCGCAGGGACAAACTGGACGCAACTTCAGTCTGCGGCGACACCGACAGCAAATGTCACCTACACTCTTCCGTCTGGCGCTCCTGCCTCAACGGGATATTTTCTTACTAGCACCACGGGCGGAGCAATGTCTTGGGCAAACTCATTAACTGATATTACCGCCACAAATGGAAATATTACAACACTTACTGCTACCACACTCAATGCAACAACGGTAAATATTTCCGGAAATCTTACTGTTTTAGGAACATTTACCACCTATAATTCGGTGGTAACAACGATAGAAAATCCTACTATTGATATTGGTGGCGGACTGGGAGGCATTGCTCCCTCAATTGATGATGGCTATGATCGCGGAATTACATTCCAGTGGCACAATGGAACGTCAGCCAAAAAAGGTTTTTTTGGATTTGACAGAAGTGCATCAGCGTTTTTATTTGTTCCTGATGCCACAATTACAAGTGGAGTGGTAAGCGGTACTGGGCTGTCATTAAGTGCAACATCTGTTAGCGCTCCAACAGTTATATTTACCGATCAGTCATCTTCTCCCTCCGCTCCGGGATCTGGACTTACCACTCTGTACAGCAAATCGGGTTCGATATATTATCGAAGTGGATCTGCTGGATCCGAAACTAGTGTTGCCTCAACAGGCAAAGCCATTGCCATGGCAATGGTATTTGGATAAAAGGAAATAATCATGGCAGCGCCAAATGTTGTAAATGTATCAACCATCACCGCTAAATCCACAGGATTGCTAGCTACCATTTCTGCTGTGGCACTTCTATCAAATGCGGCATCATCTGGAAAAGTACTAAAAATAAATACCTTGCTTTTCTCCAATATTACGGGAGCGTCAGCATCTGCTACCGTGTATGTACTAAAAAATGCTACTACTACAGTGTATCTTGCTTATGCAATTGCATGTCCGGCAACATCGTCCCTTGTTGTATTAAGCAAAGACACAAGTATTTATCTTGAAGAAAATGATGTTCTGTACATACTTGCCAGTGCAGCAACTTCTTTGCATGCTTTTTGCAGTTATGAGGAAATTTCCTGATGGGATATTTTTCAGGAAATAATAATTATATTGGAGTTTCCACAAGAAATTCTGGAAGCGGCGGAATGAGATACGCATTCTTATCAAAAGTAAGTAGTGATGTTTTATTTACAGTAAATGGAGGATCTACTTCTGTTAATACATATTTTTTTGGTTTTCGAAACGCAATGGACTACATTGACGTGACGACTGCAGGAAAATGCATTGTGCGTTGTGTCGGCGGCGCTGGCGGACCCGGTACATACAATAGCGGTGTCAATCAGGTAGGAGGAACCGGAGGATATGTAGAGGCAATTTATACACTTGCTGTCGGAAGATATTACCTATTTGCAGGACGTGGCAATAATGGATACAGCGGTAGCGGCGGCTCTGGAGGAGGATCATCAGACATACGAACTGTATATAACGGAGGAACAACATTTTCTCAAGCATCATTTATTGAAACGGCGTCATTAAATTCTCGTTTCATTGTGGCGGGAGGTGGAGGCGGCGCTAATGGAGGCTCCTATGGGCACTACGATACTCCAAATGAACGACCGGGAAGTGGTGGTCCAACCACAGCGTTTACCAATACCACTTCAACGCTGGATGCGGGACACGTTGGTACAGGAGCAAGCACTACTGCTGCTGGACTAGATGGAGGAAATAATATGAGTTCCACTTATACCGGCAATGGAGCATATGGATTTGGCGGTAGCGGCACAGGAGGAGCTTCATATACCACTTCATCGGCAAGTTTCTCCGGATATGCTTGGCCAAACGGAGGGAGCGGTAGTAGCTGGGTCACCGGAGGTGGTGGCGGTGGATGGTATGGCGGAGCAGCAAACTGGCCAACCGGAGGGGGTGGATCAAACTATTTGCAATCATATGGATCTGCAACATTAGTTTCTACAACTACAAATTCCACAGCCAATACAAAAAATCTTCTACGAAATGGAGAATTTTTGTATCAATATTCTTACGGCAATACTCAAGCGGGAGTATTTAATTCTCGATGGTATAGTCTGTATTTGAACGGAAGTAGTACGCTGACGTATAACAGCGCAATAACCAATCCTGCCGGAGGAAATGGTGTTCTGCAGTTTTATACCGGAACTGTTGCTAGTTATACGTACTGGTCTTGGTACGTTACCACAAATCCATATACTGCAGCCGCTTTGCCTGCGGGAACCTACACAGTTTCCTATTGGGCGCGTATTGCCTCTGGATCTTCCACAAACCTCAACAATAATCAACTTTGGAGAAACGGTTCTGTTGATACGTATAACGCTACTGGGGCAAATCCCACATTGACAACAAGTTGGCAGCGATTTTCGGCAACTGCAACACTTACTTCGACTGGCGGTTCTGCTTTGGAATTTTTTCCTTTTCACACTGGGTCACTAACTCCAAATTACACTGTATATATTTGGGGTTTTCAACTCGAACAATCATCTACTGCTACTGCATATGTTCCGTCATGGGGAAACGGATTTATAGAAATTCTTCCTGTTGTAACGTAAATTTTTTTACAATGAAAAGTATGAATATATCATGAAAAGAAAAAATGGATTAATACTTTCATCGGGAACAAGTACTGATGATCTGGGTAGAACTTCTGCAGGAATATCCGAAATTACAGAAATATTTTATAATACGTTGTGGCCATCCGTAAATATTATTAATTCTGAAGCATTTATTAATGAAGGACAAACAATCAGTATTAAATTGATTGCAGTTCCCGATGGTACCTACACGGCAACTCCGAATTTAGTATCTGGAAATTTCTTGAATGCTAGTGATTTTCAATCAAATGTAAGAACTTTTTCTATCGTTGTTTCTTCTGGCGTGGGAACAGGAACTACCACTCTTGCACTTGATGGATTTACTGAAGGAACTGAAGTAATAAATTTTACTATTACCAATAGTTTATCTGTAACAATTGGAACAACACAGAATTATACAGTTTCTGATATCAGCACTGGAGCAACTGAGCCAACATTTACTCCTTCAATATATTCTACAGTGTCAGCAACTTCTCCATCTGCGTTTTCTTATCTTGCGATTCCGGGAGGAAGCAGGACATTCCTCAATTACATAACAAGTTTTGGAATTATTGGAACGTCGTCAAATACCGGATCGGCTACATGGAATGCATCATATAGTGGAAATCTTTCATACACTGCTAGCCCAATTGCTACAAACAATTATTTTACTCAGTATAATCGCGTACAATTTATTGCCGGAGATGGAACTGCTGATGCTTCGGACTGGGCAGTGATTAATTTTGGCTTTGCTAATGGCGGTAATGATTTTGACGGAAATTCTGGGGGGTACCAATTTTTTGGGGGAGAGAGTAGTGCTAGCGGAGGAGCGGGTGGCGTAGGAGTAACAGTAGGAAGAGTCTGGGGATTTTCAGCCACCCTTGGATGGCAATTATTGTATCAACTTCCTCTTGGTTCAAGTTCCGGATCTGCATACAACCACACAAACGGATCGTGGTTTGCCTCTGGAACAACAGTATCTACAGGGAATGGAAAACGATCAGATTATGATACTCTTGTCATTACACATGTGGGATTTAGTGTAGGAACATCCTGAGGAAATTGACATGCCAACAAGTGCAGCATCATTACAAATAACAGGATCTGCCGGAACGTCATTATCCGTTGACGCCGGATCAGTGTCGTTGGCTGGTTCGCTTTCCGTTGCCGGTGCGTTTAGCGCAGCAATTCTCTCCATTACATCTGCCCTGACTCTGACCATCGCTCATCATATTGTTCTTTGCGGCGGAACATCAAGTTATACCGTCACGCTTCCCACCGCAGTAGGAATCGCCGGAAGAATATATCAAATCAAGAAAACCAGCACTTCTGCCTATACACTTACCATTGCTACTACTTCTTCCCAGACCATAGATGGAAGCACGTCATTAGGGTTTACAACACAGTATAATAATTTTGTAGTTGTTTCTGATGGCGCGAATTGGAGTTTGTTGTAATGGCATTCAGAGCAGATGTCCCGGTGCTGCTGGCGTCAACCACTTTGGGGAGTACTGTAACAAGTTACACATTCAGCAGTATACCGCAAACGTATACTCACCTTAATATTATTGCATCTGCATATTCTGCGGGTAGCGGGTTGGGCAATACGTTGTTGGCTCAATTTAACACAGATACAGCATCGAACTACATAACAGCAGGAGGAGCATCCAACTCATTGACTTTAGGAGTCGCTCATTCATCCGGCAACTTTTATCCATTATCGATGGCAGATGCAGTAGCATATATATCACGTTATTCTAATTCATCTACAAAATGGAAGGCTTTGACAACTGGATATAACTACAACGCCTCTACAACTGCCACACTAATCACGTCAGGACTTACAAGCGGATATTGGAAAAATACAGCGGCAATCACGTCAATTACGGTGTTTGAAAGTGGGGGTGGAGGCTTAACAAGCGGTACAACACTTTCGCTCTACGGATACCCATAATGAATACTGAACCACCCATCGCCATCGAGATCAACTGTGAAACCGGCGTGGAGACCGTCCGACCGTTGACGGAGCAGGAGATCACGCAACGGAATGCGGACGTGTCCCGCGCCGAGGCGGAACGCGTTGCCAAAGACTTAAAAGCGGCGCAAGAAGAAGAAGAAAGACAATCACTTCTTTCATGGATCGCTTCTCAATCAACACTTCCACAAGCCGCTAGGAATGCCTTGGCAAGAGCAGCGGGTATTGATACAACTACATCATCTGCACCATAAAATGATAGAATAAATTCAGGAGATTATTATGAGTGGCGAAATAAAGTTGGCGTCAGAGTTTTCCAGTGTGAATGGCGCACTCATCGTTTCTGATCTGAATGAAGCGCAGAGAAGATATTTTCTTGCGCGTTCATTAA